ATGAGCTACCACTTCGAGATCCAGGACCCGGGCGGCGAGTTCCGGCGGACAACCTGGCACGCGGACGATCCCGAGGCGGCCGAGCCGTTCCGACTGGCGCTGGAGGCTGCCATGCACCGGCCGGTGCGGGTAGTTCCGGACGAGCCCGCCCCGGTCCCGAACCCGCTGCAGGTCCTCGCGGCATTGAACGGCAGGAGCGGCGAATGACTGGCGCGACCGCACTCGGCATCCTGCTGGCCCACCTCGTCGGCGACTACCTCCTGCAGCCGCATTGGCTGGCCGAGGAGAAGAAGCGCAGCTGGGGGCCGGCCATCCTGCACGGCCTGCTGTACACGGTGCCGTACCTGGCGGTGACCAGGTCCCCGGCCGCGCTGCTGGTCATCGCCGGCACGCATGCGGTCATCGACCGGTACCGGCTGGCCAGGTTCGTCATCTACGCGAAGAACCTGCTCGCCCCGCGGCAGCGGCGGGTCTCGTGGGCGCACTGCGACCACGAGACAGGGTTCCCGTCTGGCACCCCGGCCGGGCTCGCCTGCGCGCTGCTGATCATCGTCGACAACACCCTCCACTTGATCTTGAACACTGTGGCGGTGATGTGGTGCGCATAGACACCTTGCTCGGGGTTCGCCTGAACGCCTTGAAGCTGACCGCCGTCCGCCTGTTGCCCCGCAAGCGCAAGTACCAGTGCTGCCGCCGATGCCACCGCCGCGGCCTGCGAGGCGAGACGAGCATCCAGGCGCACCTGCAGCGGGCGGAGCGGGGCGACTTCTGGGCGCACGTCGCCGAGTGGGTGTTCGGTGTCCTGCTCGGCCTGGCCGTCGCCGCCGCTGTGGGGTACAGCACCTACCTCTTGGCGCGCGCGCTGGCAGGCGGTGGGTCGTGACCGAGAAGACGTGCCCTGGCGGCGGATCACTAGCCGGCCACGTTCCGGTGACCGCCTCGTGGTCGGTGGGTGAAGCCGGCCAACCCGTTTCCATCCCCATCGTCCCCGGCCCGTCCGGGGCGGAAGGCGAAGTAGCCAAGGAGATCGATAGTGTCCGGAGCACTTCCTCGGACAGGCACGAAGGCTCTGACCATTGGCGGAGCCATCGGCGGAGTCGAGTACCACGCCTCCATTCCGATGCCGTACGCCCTGGTCGTAGTGGCCGTGACGGCAGTGTTCATCGGCGCACTGCTGGTGAGGATCGGGTTCCGCCGGCGTCGGCCAGCGGGGGCGCGATGACGGCCTACCTTGGCCGTAGGCGGAGCCTGGCTGCGGCGGCAGTGGTACTCGCTGCCGCTGCGGCCTGGGCAGCCCACCACGCCTTCGCGCTTCTTACGGCCTTCAACGGCAACGGGCACCGGTACAGCTACATCTACGCCGCCATGTTCGGGCTGCTGGTGTGGCAGCTCGGCCTGGCGTACCTGGAGAAGCCGGCCACCGTCAGCCCACGCAAGCAGCGCAGGCTGGACAAGCTCAATGTGGCGGCGATCGTTCCCACCTACAACGAAGATCCGGTGGCGCTGGACGCCTGCCTGCGTTCTCTGTTCAGCCAGCGGCGCCGGCCCAACACAGTGGTCGTTGTCGACGACGGGTCCACCAAGGTCTCCTACGACATGGTGTACGGGTGGGCGCGCGTCCGAGCCGAAGCCCTCGGTATCCGGCTTCTGTGGCTGACCCAGAAGAACGCCGGTAAGCGGCACGCCCAGAGCGCAGCGGTGCGGGCCACCCCCGACGCCGACGTGTACTGGACCGTCGACTCCGACACCGTATCCGACCCGCGCGCGCTCGCCGAGCTGTTGAAGCCGTTGGCCAACGAGCGGGTCGTGTCGGTGGCTGGTGTGGTCCTGGCAGCGAACGTTCGCCGGTCGTTCCTGACCCGGTTCACGGACCTGTGGTTCGTCACCGGCCAACTCACCGACCGGTCCTCGCTGTCGGTGCTCGGCTCCGTGTGGGTGAACTCGGGCCCGATCGCCGTGTACCGGGCGGCCGTCCTTCGAGACAACCTGGACGGCTACGTGGCTGAGACGTTCCTCGGCCGGAAAGTGCCATTCTCCGACGACTCGATGCTGACCCTGTACGCGATGCTGCGCGGCCGTACCGTGCAGCAGCCGTCCGCGTTCGCCTACTCCCTGATGCCCGAGACGGTCGGCCACCACCTTCGCCAGTTCACCCGCTGGATGCGGGGCTCGTTCATCCGGTCACTGTGGAGGATGCGGTACCTGCCGCTGCGGTCGTACGCGTTCTGGGCGCACCTGCTGCGCTGGGCGCAGACCGTGACAGCGTCGGCGGTGTTCGTGGCCGTCGTGGTGGTCGGCAGTATCGCCCGCCCGAACCTTTCCGCCGTCCCGTGGCTGGTCGCGGTGCCGCTGGCCCTCGGCTACGCCACCACGCTGCGGTACATGACGGTTCGGCGGTCGGACCAGTCAACCGCCTACCAGTGGGGGACGTGGCTGCTCACCCCGGTCGCCGTCGTGTGGGCGATGACAGTGCTGCGCGCGGTGCGTTGGTGGGCGGTCATCACCTGCTGGCGTACGGGCTGGGGCACTCGCAAGTCGGTGGAGGTGGCGATGGGCCCACAGCCGAATTCGGAACTTCCTGCCCTGGCTGGGGCTGCCTCGTGACCGGGCGGAAGTGGGCCGCGAGTGATTCGACAGGGGCGGCCCCGGCTTCGGGCCGGCGCGGGTTCGCGACCCGGCCACCCCACCAGCAAAGGCCAGAACGGGAGAAGGGGGAGCAAATGGACGCTATTGCACAGTGGACGGACTGGCCGGTGGTGCTCAAGGCCATTGGTCTCATGGTCGCCGGCACGGCGCTGATTGTTGGCGTTGTGGTGGCCTACGACCGGTGGTCCCACCGCAAACCCAAGCAGCCGAAGCGGGCGAAGCCGGTGAAGGCGCAGAGGCCGTGCTGTTGCGGCAAGTGCGACACCGGGGACGACCTGGACCTGGCCGAGGCCGTGGGTGTGACACCCACCGTGGTCGCCGGGTCGGACCTTGACCGCAAGCGTCGGCCGATCGGCGAGGTGAACCGGCGCTTCGCCTCCATCGCGAAAGCGCCGGAGCTGCGGGACCTGAACGCTACCCGGATTGAGGAGTTCTACCTCGCACCGAACGGCGAGGAGTTCCGTGGGCTGATCAACCGCAGGTGGGCCGCGTGAAGCTGGGCTCCCTCTGCTCCGGCTACGGCGGGCTCGACGCCGCCGTGGCGCAGGTGCTCGGTGCCGAGCCGGTGTGGCACGCCGAAGTGGACCGGGCCGCGGCCAAGGTGCTGGAGGCCCACTGGCCCGGCCTGCCCAACCACGGCGACATCACCACCGCCGACTGGTCCACCGTGGAACCCGTTGACGTGCTCGCCGCAGGCTGGCCCTGCCCCCCCTTTTCCCTGGCAGGTAGGCGGCGTGGCCGGGCCGACGAACGTCACCTGTGGCCGACCGGTGTGCGCCCGGCGATCGCCGCACTCGTCGGACGCAACGAAGCCATCCGGCTCGCCGGCAACGGGGTCGTACCCCAGCAGGCCGTATACGCACTGCTGACCCTGCCCACCGTGCGGGCCATCCCGACCCAGCTTGCGGAGGTGGCCTGATGACCCTCGACCTGTCCGCACCCGACGGCTACTACCCGGCCGCCGCCGTAGTTCTAGCCGCTTTGGCCCTGGGCTGGCTGCTGGGCCGAGGTAACGCGCTCGACGACAAGCGGTACCAGCGGAGGCTGGAACTGGAGCTGGTCCGGGCCGAGGCGACCGCCCGGGGTCACCGCCGCGCCGGGGCGCGCATCGCAGCGCGTATCGCCGCGGGGATGGCTGGCCGGCGGCCGGTGCTGCCGACTGCGCCGGTGTCCGGGTCGGCGCCGGTGCCGCAGTGCACGGTGCCGGCGGATCCGCGGCTGTTCGACCACCTGGTGCGTCGTCCGATGGGGCGTGTCTTCGAAACGGCGTACGGGTGGGGGCTTAGGCCCCAGCCCCGCGCCTATCCACCACCTCCGCCGGTGCGGCCGGAGACGCTGGCCGACCTGGAGGCGCCGCAGGGCATCGACGATGACGTGCCCTGCCAGTGTGGTGCCTGCCCGGACTATGTGCCGCCGCGGTGGGTCCGGCTCCGGTCCGCGATCACTTCCGCCCCCCGGCGTCTGGTTGCCATGTGCCGTCGGGCGTTTGCGGCCCTCCACCTCCGGTGGGCCGGGCGGGCGGCACGGTCGCAGCAGGCCGGGGCCGCCAAGCATCGGGCTGAGGGCAGGCCCCACCAAGCCAAGCACCGCGCACCGCAAGACGGGGAGGCGGCGGCGTGACCGGCAAGGCGTTGGTCCTGCGCGGCGACGCCCGCACCCTGCCGCTGCCCGACGCCAGCGTCGACCTGGTCGTCACATCGCCGCCGTACTTCGCCCTGCGCTCGTACACCGACGGCGGCCAGCATTACGCGGGGCAGATCGGCTCCGAACCCACCCCGGCCGAGTACATTGCCGCGCTGGTGGAGTGCACCCGGGAATGGATTCGGGTGTTGAAGCCGTCCGGGTCGATCTGGGTCAACCTCGGCGACAAGTACGTGGCCGACAACCGTGGCAGCGGAACCGACGCTAAGCGCGGCGAGGCGAAATACGCGCCAGCCGGTCGCATGGGATATGTCGGCGAAGGCATCATGCCGCGCAAGTCGCTGATGCTGTTGCCGGAGCGGTACCGCATCGCGTGTGTGGACCAGCTCGGCCTCATCGCAAGGGCCGTCGTCATCTGGTCGAAGCCCAACGGCCTGCCGGAGTCCGTGACCGACCGAGTGCGTCGGTCGCATGAGGATTGGGTGCACCTAACCAAGCAGCCGCGGTACTACTCCGCCGTAGACGAGATCCGCGAGCCGCATGCACGCATCTGGACGCCGGGCAAGAACGGCGGCACCCGCCCCGCGCTGGTCGCCAGCAGGAGCCAGTACGACGGGCCGGCAACGTCCGGGCCGCACCCGCTCGGCAAGTTGCCGGGCAGCGTGTGGGAGATCGCCACCGAGCCGCTGAAGGTCCCCGAGCATCTGGGCGTGGACCACTTCGCCGCGTTCCCCACCGAGTGGCCCCGCCGGATCATCCTCGGCTGGTCGCCGTCGGGGATCTGCACCGCCTGCGGCGAAGGCCGCCGACCGGTCGTCGCCTCCGTCGGACTCGACATGAACCGGCCGCAGGCCCGCCGCGCCCAGGAGCTGGCCGACCGCGCTGGGCTCACCGAAGCGCACTTCGCCGCCCTGCTCTCCGTCGGGGTGTCCGACACCGGCCGGGGTGCGGCTACGCAGAGCGGCACCGGTAAGAACACGCCCGAGGTGTACGCCCTCGCCGCTGAGGCGCGCGCCGTGCTCGGCGGGTACGCCCGCGAGTACCTGCTGCGCCGCCCCACCGGGTTCCGTGACGGCTGCGCCTGCCCCGACGCGAGCGCACCCACCCGGCCCGCCGTGGTGCTCGACCCGTTCTCAGGCACGGGAACGACTGTGCTGGTGGCCAGCGCGCTGGGCCGCCATGGGATCGGGGTGGACATGTCGGCGGATTACTGCCGACTGGCTCAATGGAGGGTCAACGACCCGGCGCAACGGGCGAAGGTGCTCGGCGTAGCGAAACCCCCTGCTCAACTGGCTGGCCAGCAGGCTTTCCTGTTTGGAGAGGTATCAGCGTGAAGTTCCTACTATTCCGTTTCCGCCGTGAGGTGTCCGGCGCTGTTGTCGGCTGCGGTGTGGCCCTCATCGTCTCGGCCGCGCTTCGGGCTGCCACATCCGATCGGGCGTGGCTGGTGGGGCTGATGCTGCTGGGCGTTGCCGTGCTGGTGCTGGGCGGCTTCGTCATGCTGCTGCGCCACGCCCCCGAGCCCGAGCCTGGGCCGGCGCAGCCGTTGGACCTTCCCGGTGCGGTGCGGGACCGCAGCCGCCCCCGGCCGGGGCCGCGCACACCACTGCACGTGGTGGTGGCGCACCCGCCGATGGAGTACCCGTCGGTGCAGCAGGCGGACCCCGACGCCACGGTCGTGGTGCCATCCTGTGGGGCCGCCTCCATGACGGGGCAGGTCGACCAGACCGCGGTCCTGCCCAAGGCCGGGGGTGTTGTACCCGGTGCCTAGCAAAAGCAACACCGAGGTCTACGACGCGAACTTCTCCGCGGTGCGCACGACAGCTGCAGCATCCGCGCGGGAGATGCGCGACCGGCAGATCCGGGACCTCAAGGCTCTCAAGTACCTGGAGGAGACGGGCAACACCCACATCGTGGTGGAGGCGTTGGGCCTGGACGGGCTGCTGACCCCGCGGCAGCGGTACCGGCTGAGGGAGCTGCTTCCCGAGCGTGGCGGTGAGGGCTGATGCCAGGCCAGGGCTTCGCTGTGGGCGTCTGCGGGTTCGGCCGCTGCGGATCCACGATGCTGATGCAGATGCTCCACGCCGGCGGGCTGCCGCCGGTGGAGGGTTCGATGCCAGGCTCCTACGAGCTGGCCTACGGCCGGTACTGCGACAGCGTTCCCGCGGGCCGGGCGGTGAAGCTGCTCAACCTGTTTCTGGACTGCGGGATTCCGCGCGCACCGGCATGGCGGTTCGTGTGGCTGGACCGGGACCCGTGGCAGCAGGCCACATCGCAGATCAAGTTCCTCAACATCATGGCCCCGGTGACCGGCCTGCCGCATGTGGGCGCCGGGGAGGTTGAGATGTGGGCCCACTCGTACCTGCGTGAACGGCCGAGGGCCCTCGCCAAGCTTAGACGCCACGGCCTGGTGATGGTGCTGCGGTACGAGCGGGTGCTGGCCAACCCGCGGCGGGCGGCCCAGCAGCTGCGGCGGGTGTGGCCCGGCCTGGATGTTGACGCCGCGGCTGCCGTGGTTCACCGGCGAGACGGCACCTGCCGGCCAGACATGGCCGTCGAGTTGGCCGCCACACAGGGGGTGGGCTGATGGGTCTCCCCGGGTTCGTCTACCCCGTCCGCTCCCCATTCACCCGGGCCTACGCAGCATGGGCGAGCTGCGCCAGCAGCGGCACGGGGCACAGGGAGGTGACGCCGCGGTGAGAGGGCAGCAGCAGCTGGTCAATTCTGACCGGTTGCCCACCAGGATCATCCGCGGCAGCCGCGCCGACTTCGAGGCGCTCGGCTTCCGCTTCGGCGAGCCCGACCCGAAGGACCCGCTGTTCTGCGCTGCCCAACTTCCGGCGGGGTGGAAGCGTGAAGCCTCGGACCACCCGATGTGGTCGCACATTGTGGACGTTCTCGGCCGTCGCCGAGTTGACGTCTTCTACAAGGCCGCCTTCTACGACCGTGACGCGTTCATGTCGCTGATCAGCCCTTACGCGTACGTGCGCGAGGTTCTGGCGCACAACGCTCATCTGGTGCTGGACGGCTCGTGGCTGACCCCCGCGGTGGCGGTTGCCGAACTGGTGAAGATCCGCGATGACCGCTACTCGTCCCGGGAGGAGTCGGCACAAGCCGAGGCGTACTGCGCCCGAATCGTTGCGGGGTCGGAGGCCGACTGATGGGCGGCGACCCGATAGGCGGACTACCGGTTGAGCCCGGCCCCGGTTTCGCGCTGCTGTGGCGGCCGAGGACCAGTGAGGATGTGGTGCTGGTCGTGGCCCGCGACGACGAGGCAGCTCGCCGGTACGAACCGGCCCTGCCCGCCGAGCAGCGGTGGGTTTTGCCCAATCTGCCCGGGGAGCCGAAGTCGTGGCCGCAGGTGTTGCAGTGGATGGACGAGGTTGGCCGTCCGCTTACCGAAGCGGTGCTCCTGTCTGACCTGGCGGATCCGAGGATCGTGCGGCTACCGATGCCAACGGCCGGGGTTAGGCCGTTGGAGGCGACGGAGGCGCACCTGCTGTACGGCCTCGCCGCCATCCGCGCACACAGGATGGGGGCTGGCAGTGGCGATTGAAGTGACCACCACGGCGACCGAGTACACGGTGTCCGCACTCCCCGAGGCCCACGACGACCACCTGCTCTACGCGCTCAAGGTCGCCTACCGCGGCAAAGGGCGCTGGGCAGTAACCCGGCTCGGACGGTGCCTCGGCGCAGACGGCCAATGGGACTGGGAACCCACTCCGTCCGAGCGGACCGAAGAGTGGCGGAATACCCACCGCTTTGACCTGGAAACCGCACTCCGGCTGGCGCAGGAGGCCGCGCCGAAGGTCGTCGTCAACAGCCGAACGGTGGAGCAGGTGCTGGCAGGTGATGGAGATGAGTGAGTACGACGGCAGCGGGATTCCCACCGGCTACGAGTCGCTTCAGGCCCGGATCGAGGAGGCGCGGAAGGTTGTCGCCCAAGTGCCCCTCCTGCCGGACGTGGGCAAGCACGGCGACGACTGCTACCTGCGGCACCGGGACTGCCTGGTCGCCAAGCTGGACCGCATCCTGGCGGGTGGCTGCCATGGCTGAACTCGTGGTCAAGCTGCTCATCTCGGCGCTTCTCACCGTGCTCATCAAGGCCGGTGTGGCCCTGCTCGGACACTCGGTCGCCTGGTGGCTGGCGGCCCTCATCGCACTGGTCGTCGTCTTCGGCGGCTGGTTCGTGATCGTCGACTCGGACGACGGGTGGTGGCACTGATGTTGGAAGAGCAGCTGGTTCGCAACGTCGTCAAACTGGCCCGCTACTGCAATGTTCTGGTGGCTCACTTCCGGCCGGCGCTGACCAACCGGGGGTGGCGTACCCCGGTTCAGGGCGACGGGAAGGGCTTCCCGGACCTGGTCCTGGTCGGCCCGGGCGGGGTGCTGTTCCGCGAGGCCAAGTCGGACCGCGGCTCGCTGGAACCAGACCAGAAGACGTGGCGTGACGCCCTGGTCGGCGCGCACGCGGACTGGGGCGTGTGGAAGCCGCGGGACTTCCGGTCCGGGCTCATCGCCGACGAGGTGTCCGCGCTGCGCCGGCCAGAAAGGACCGCCGAGGAGAAGCTGCAGAAGGTGCTGGACGTCCTGGACGAGCTGGACGCGAAGTCGGTTGTGGACGGACCGCTGCCCTTGGACCAGCTGAGTCGCCGCGAGGGCATCGGCATCGCGGTGGAGCGGATCCGGAACGTGCTCGGGGGGAAGAGCTGTGGCTGACGTGAGGATGATCGCCAACACCACCGAGCCCATGCGGCACCCGTGGCCGGACGACGTGTACGTGCAGGGCGGCGCGCGGGGCGTCGTGCTCCACCGTGACGGAACCCACTACAGGACAGCCTTCGTAGAGGCGTTCCCCCGCAACTCTGACACGTTCCTGCGCGGCGAAGGAAAGGTTGTCGAGGAAGCGGAGACCGCCTGCTGGGAGCAATACCAGCAGATGGCCGACTGCCCGACACACCCGACGCACGGCCCGTTCGAGGCGCGCGGGTTCACCGACGGGGCAGGGTTCTGCACCCACTGCGGCACATGGTTCTCCCGGGTGTTGCCGCCCGGCCCGGCCGACCCGAACCGGCAGCCGTCCTTCATGGAACGAGCCCTGTCGGGCGACCCGCAGGCGGTCGCCAAGGTCATTACCGCGATGGCGGACGTCGAGGACGAGGCCAGCCGTGGCTAACAGAACCAAGATCGAGTGGGCGGATCGGACCTGGAATCCGCTGCTGGGCTGCGAGCGCGTTTCCCCGGGATGTGATGGGTGTTATGCCATCCGCACCGCGCGGGTTCGGGCCGGCAACCCGAACTCGAAGGTGTCCGCCGCGTTCGCAGGGATGACGGAGTACCGGGCGGGGCGACTGGACTGGACCGGTCGGCTCAATCTGCTACATGACCGGCTCCTCGAACCGCTGTCTTGGCCTAAGCCGCAGAAGGTCTTCGTCAACTCGCAGTCGGACCTGTTCCACAAGGACGTTCCCGACTGGTTCATCGCTGAGGCGTTCGCGGTCATGGCGCTCGCCCGACGGCACACGTTCCAGGTGCTCACCAAGCGGCACGCCCGCATGCGCTCACTGCTGGCGGGTGCCCGGAACAACGGGTTCTGGGACCTGATGGTCAAGGCGCTGTTCGCCCGGGGCATCTCCGGCGGCTTCGTATGGCCGCTTCCCAATCTGTGGTTGGGCGTCTCGGTCGAGGACCAGCGGTGGGCGGACATCCGCATCCCCGCACTACGGGCGACGCCGGCCGCGGTGCGTTGGGTGTCCTGCGAACCGCTGCTCGGACCAATCGACTTGGCCAGGCACATCCGGTACGAGGCCGAGCCGGGCGAGGGCGTGCTCGTTCGGCCGACGCTGTCCTGGGTGGTCACCGGCGGCGAAACCGGACCCGGTGCGCGGCCGGCGCATCCGGACTGGTTCCGGCACCTGCGCGACCAGTGCCAGGCGGCGGGAATCGCCTTCTTCCACAAGCAGAACGGCGAGTGGGCGCCGATCGGGCCGCTGTACAGCCAGACCGGCCACGATCAGGATGCGGAGGACGCCAGGCTGGAGGCCGCGATGGAGACCCGCAAGGTCATCCAGTTGGAGCGGTCCGGCCACGTCGTAGAAGGCCACCAGCCGGCCGACCCGCGTACGTGGCTGATGGTGCGGGCGGGCAAGAAGGCCGCCGGCCGCGAGCTCGACGGCCGCATCTGGGACGAGTACCCGGAGGTTTCCGGTGTCGTTTGATCTGCGGCGCCTGATCAGCGATGAGCTGTTCAGGCACCGGCTCCGCTTCGGCGCGGGCGCGTGGTCTTGCCGCTGCGGAATCACGTGCACGTCCAGGACCATGTACCAGTCCGCTTACGCGCACCTGGCCGAGGAGATCGCGGCGGCGATTCTGGCGTCGCAGCCGCACCACCTGATCGAGATCCGCCCGGACGGCTGGACCATCCAGCATTCGATGGACTGCCGGATCGCCGGCCAGCTGTTCGACTGCCCGTTCACCCGGGCCGCGCTGCGGCTGGACGGGCCACCTGCGGCACCAGGCCGGTACGTCGTCCACCTGGACGAGGCGACCCGGGATCTGGTTCTTGCCGAGGCGGTGGCGGCGTGAGGAACTACAGGGCGCTGTCCATCAAGCAGCCTTGGCTGGCCGCGATCCTGTCCGGCTGGAAACCGGTGGAGAACCGGACCTGGGACACGTCGTACCGTGGCCCACTGCTGCTGCACGCCTCCGCCCGTATCGACCCTGACGGCTTCGACGTCATCCGCCGGATGGACTACCGGCCGCCGGCGAAGCCACCGGTGGCCGCGATCCTCGGCGTGGCCGAACTAGTCGACGTGTGCGACGCCGTGTGGGGGGATCGGCCCGGCTTCTGCTCCTGCGGGCCGTGGGCCATGTTCGGCCAGTACCACTGGCGGCTGGCCACCGTACGCACCTTCACCAACCCGGTGCCGGCCAAGGGGGCGCTCGGACTGTGGGCGCCTACGGGGGATGTGGCGGCTGCGGTGGGCCGGGAGTTGGCCAACATGACCGGCCGGCCCTGCGAGGGGGTGGCGCCGGATGCCTAAGCGGATCCAACTGCGCCGCACCAAGGGCTGGCGCCTTCCCCCCGGTGCCGTGGTAGTGGCCCGGCCGACCAAGTGGGGCAACCCGTTCCGTTGGCAGGACATCCCCGCCTACAAGTACCACGAGGACGGTGAGCCCTACCGGGTCTCGGACTGGTGGCGTCGCCGCTGGGCCGTCATTGACCTCAAGGCATCCCTTGACCCCGAGTACGGCATTCCCGTCGCCGGTTACCCGAGCCGTGATGAGATCCGTCGCGAATTGGCCGGCAAGGACCTCGCCTGCTGGTGCAAGCTCGGCGATCCCTGCCACGCGGACGTACTCCTCGCCATCGCCAACAGCGGAGACAGCAATGCCTGATCTAAAGCGCAACCCGCACCAGCCCTACATCGACGCTGTTCTCGCCGCGATGCCGGCGGATGTGGCGCCGGCCCAGTGCTGGGTGGACGACACCGAGACCGGCGACGACGGCGAGACGATGGTCCTCACCGCGGTACTCACCTGGACCGGCGAGGCCAACCCGCGGCTGTGGCCCAACGGACTACTCCTGTTTTGGAGCCACGAACACGGCTGGCAGTACGCCGGTTTACGGCCGGACGGGTCGAACGACTGGCCCACCGAGTCGGGTCTGCCGTTGTGGGCCGCACCGGCTGACGTTGCCGCACTCGCCGCCGCGCTGCTGGACGAGGACCGGCCAATCCCGGCCGCCACAAATCAGGAGTGGTGCGACGCCGCGGTGAGGGATTCCGTTCGGGAGTGGATCGATGCGTGACCGCGTACCCGCACCGCGGCCGACCACCCGAGGAGGAGTTCCCGACAAATGACTCAGCGGGTCCGATGCGGGCGATGCAACCGGCTGATGAAGGTGACCTCGTCGATCCGAGGGTACGGCCCCAGGTGCGCAGAGAGGCTGGGCCTGACCGTTGTCCGGATCCGCCCGGCCGTCTCCCCACGGCCCGAGCATCAGCCCGCCGAACCCATCGCGGACCAACTGTCCCTGCTCGACATCAACGTCCTGAAAGGTGCTGCATGAAGTTCACAGTAGACAAGGCGCCGCTCGCCGACGCGGTGGCGTGGACGGCGAAGAGCCTGCCCAGCCGGCCCTCGGTGCCGGTGCTGGCCGGGGTGATGCTGCGCGTGGAATCCGGGCTGCTGGAGGTCTCCGGCTTCGACTACGAGGTCTCCAGCCAGATCAGCGTGGAGGTGCAGCCCGACGCGGACGGCGCCGCGCTGGTCTCCGGCCGGCTGCTCGCCGAGATCACCAAGGCCCTGCCGGCCAAGCCGGTGGACATCGCCGCGGTCGGCGCGCACCTGGAACTGGTCTGCGGCAGCGCACGCTTCACGCTGCCCACCATGCCGGTGGAGGACTACCCGACCCTGCCGGACATGCCGGCCACCGCCGGCACGGTCGAAGCGGCCACGTTCGCCACCGCGGTGACCCAGGTCGCGGTGGCCGCCGGCCGAGACGAGACCCTGCCGATGATGACCGGAGTACGGGTCGAGATGAACGGCTCGACCCTGGCCCTGCTCGCCACCGACCGGTACCGGCTGGCCATGCGCGAGATGCCATGGAATCCGCAGGACCCGGACGTCAGCCTCAACGCCCTCGTGCCGGCGCGTACGCTCGCCGAGACCGCCAAGGCGCTCGGCCCGCTGGGTGGCGAAGTGACCTTGGCGCTGGCCGCCGGCGGCGCGGGAGAGGGCATGATCGGCCTCGCCGGCGGCAACCGGCGGACCACGAGCCGGCTGCTCGCCGGCGACAACTACCCGCCCGTGCGGACGTTGTTCCCCACCACACACGAGTCGATCGCGTTCGTCGACGTGGCGGCACTCGTCGACGCGGTGCGGCGGGTGTCGCTGGTCGCCGAGCGGGCCACCCCGGTCCGGTTGAGCTTCATCGAGGTCGGGCTGGTGGTTGAGGCCGGTGGCGAAACGGACGCTGCGGCCCGCGAGGTGATGGAAGCCAACTACAAGGGTGAGCCGCTGACCATCGCCTTCAACCCCCAGTACCTGGTCGACGGGCTGTCCGCGCTGGGCGCGCCGACCGCGGTCATGAAGTTCCAGGGCCCGCTCAAACCGGCCCTGATCAGTGCCGAGGGCGACCAGGACGGCTACCGCCACCTGATCATGCCGATCAAGTTCGTCAAATGAAAGGACGCTGGTGATGGCAGGAGACGTGACCGTCACGGTCGTCGGCAATCTGACCGACGACCCCGAGTTGCGGTACACCCCGTCCGGTATGGCGGTAGCCAAGTTCCGTGTCGCCTCGACGCCGCGGTACATGGACCTCCAGTCAGGCGAGTGGAAGGACCGCGACCCGCTGTTCCTGAACTGCACGCTGTGGCGGCAGCCGGCGGAGAACCTCGCCGAGTCGCTGATCCGCGGCAATCGGGTCATTGTCGTCGGCAAGCTGCGGCAACGGTCGTACCAGACCCGCGAGGGTGAGAAGCGGACGGTCATCGAGCTGGACGTGGACGAGGTCGGCCCGTCGCTGCGGTACGCCGCGGCGACAGTGCAGAAGATGCAGCGCACCGGCTTCGCCGACCGGTCCGCACCGGCCGGTCACGATGACCCGTGGGCGTCCGCGACACCGGCCAGCACTGCACAGTCCTCCGGCGGCTTCGGCGACGATCAACCTCCATTCTGATCATGGACTGGGTGACGCTTCCAGCTTCGCGCAGCGGTGCCATAGTGCCGGTGCTCGTGGACGAGGCCGACGCCCGGCGGATTGGGACGCGGCGGCTATCGATTGGGTCGCATGGGTACGCGCAGCTTTGCACGCCTGAGGGACGTGTGACCTTGCTCCACCGCTGGATTCTCGGGCTGCGGCGAGGAGACGGACTTATCGGCGACCACCAAAACGGTGACCGGCTCGATAACCGTCGCTGCAACCTTCGGATCGTTCATGCGAGTGGTTCCAGTCAGAACGTCGCTGGCCGTGGGCAATCGAGGTACAGAGGCGTCCACCCGACGCGATCCGGACGTTGGATGGCACGAGTCAAGTTCAAAGGCAAGAACTACTTCCTCGGGACTTTCGACGACGAGTTAGAGGCGGCGGCAGTTGCCGATGCCAAACGGCGGGAGTTGATGCCGTTCTACGTACCAGTCAACGAGCGTCATTCGCCCAATTTGGAGTCCTGGGACACCTTGAACTCCAACGAAGGCCGGCAGAGTGCGCCACTGGGGCTAGACGCACGTTACTAACCACCCCAACCGAAGGAGACCCGTTGAAGACCCTCGTGTTCCTGGACACGGAGACCACGTCGAAGGGCCCGGACCGCCGGCCCTGGGAAATAGGGCTGATCGTCCGCCGGCCCGGCAAGGCGGACGAGGAGCACCACTGGTTTATCGCCGACTACCACCTGGACTTGGGCAACGGCGACCCGGAGTCGCTGGCGATCGGCCGCTTCTACCAGCGTCACCCGGGCTACGCGCCGCCGGAGGCGTTGGCCAACCCGGCCGATCTGTCGTGGCTGCCCAAGGACAGGTTCGCGCCACCTGTGGTGGAGGCCCGCGACGAATGGAAGGTTCTCCGCGCGGTGGAGCAGCTGACCCGCGACGCCCAGGTGTGGTGCTCCAACCCGGCCTTCGACATCCCCATGTTGGACGCCCGGATGCGGTACCACGACATCTGCCCCGCCTGGTACTACCACCACGAGGACATCAAGTCGCTGGCCCGGGGCTGGCTGCACGGCCGCAACATGCCGCTGCCCGAGAACGACTCCACCGTCGAACTGGCCAAGGCGTGCGGCATCGACCCGGGCGCCTACCCGGCCCACACGGCGCTCGGGGACTGCCGGCTCATGCGCGACCTGTACGACATCGTCACCGGCCACACAGTGGCCTAGCTCGGAAGGGACCTCGCGATGGTGATTTTGCTCGGCGGCCTCGTCCTGGCCGCCATCCTCATCGGCACCTTCTACGCAGGACTGGTCGTCGGTGCGATAGCGCAGGCCAGACGCGGCTTGCGAGAGCTGGGCTTCACCAAGGAGTCGGCGAAGCTCTACCACCGCGCCGCGAAGATCCTCAACCGGCTGGTCAACGTGACCGAACTGGACGGCGACTTCGCCGCAGACATCCTCTCCGAGGAAACCAAAAAGATCATCAACGGATGGGTTGCCGACTACAAGAAGGAGATCGAGAAAGTATGAGAAGGGGCCCCCGCATCATCGGCGTGGCAGCCGCGTCCGCGGCGCTCGTCGCTTCCGTCGCGGCCTGTGCGACGCAGGCCGAACCTGACGAGATCGGCCTGTACTACACCAAAGGACGAATCGAGGGAACCCACTTCCAGGAGTGCATCGAGCCCTCCACCAAGGGGCCGGGCACCATCAACGACAAGGTTTACTGGCTGCCAACGTCGCTGCGGACCTGGAACATTCAGCCCTCCGGAGGTGACACCGACCAGCCGATCGTTGCCGGCACCAAGCCCGACGACAAAGGGCAGGCAGGCCCGCAGGTGGTGGTCTACGCGACGGTCGAGTTCTACCTCAACACCGACTGCGGCGATGGCAAGGACAAGAACAGCCCCGTCGTGCAGTTCTGGGAGAAGACAGGCCGCCGGTACAACGCCACCACCAAGAACCCCGAGGGCTGGAAGACCATGCTCCTGAACACCCTCGTCCCGGTTCTGCAGCGAACCGTCCAGGGCGTCACCCGCGACATGACAGCGGACGAGCTCGACGCGGACATCAACGGCGCCTGGGCCAAGGCCGAGGCGCTCATGCGCGACGAGTTCACCGCCCAGCTGCGGGCCAAGGTCGGCGGTGACTACTTCTGCGGCCCCGAGTACCGGCGCGGCCAGGAGGTCACCTGGGAGCAGCGCAACCCCGACGGCTCCGTCGTGGAGAAGCACGGCGTCTGCCCGCCGGTCAAGGTGACCATCACCGACATCAACTACGCCGACAAGGGCTTGCAGGACGCCCGGGCTGCTGTGCGGAAGGCCGCCGAGGACGCGAAGAGGAAGCTCATCGAGGCGCAGTCGCAGGTTGACCAGTCCCGGCTGTTGTCGCAGGCGGCGAAGGACCCCGCCTACATGCGGCTGAAGGAGATCGAAGCGCAGCTTCAGGCGGCGCAGGCGTGTGCGGCGAACCCGAACTGCACGCTGATCATCGGCGACGGCTCCGGTGTGAACGTCAACGCCGGCAAGAAGTAGGAGCAGAGCCCGGTACGGCTCGACTACCGGAGCCGTACCGGGACCAACACCATGAAGGAGCGCTGGGTGGCTTACCTACTCGCCCCTATCTGTGACGGCCGGGCGGACTGGTCCCATGCGGCCACCGTGACCCTGTTGCAGCAGCTGGACCCTGTGGCGATCGGCCTGGTCGCCAAGGAGGCCAGACAGCGCGCGGAGTTGGCCGAGAAGGAAAAGCAGATCGCGATCCTGCGTCGGCAGAAGCAGGTCGCCGAGCAGGGCCTTGACACCGCCGCCCAGGCGTTGAGGCGGCTACAGGAGCTGTTCCTGCAGAACCGGCTGAAGGCGCACATGTTCGACGACGCCATCAAGGCGGTGTACGGCGACAAGGCCCGGGCGAGGCTCACCACGTGAACAGGCGAACCCACCGCGGTCGCGCGTGGTGCAGCCGGTGCGGCCCGCTGGAGGAGCTGTGGGCGTACTCCGAGCCGGCGCTGACGGCTCGCATGTCGGCCGTCAACCGCGAGCACGTCGACAAGGTCCATCGACAGGATGCGGGCCAGGACGCGGCCGCGGGTCAGGGGCGGGGCGCGGATGGGACAGCCGTGTCTCGCGCGCCCACGCACCCGCAACGCGCCGATCCGCGCTTGAGGGCGCGAAGCGGCGCCGAGCAAATGGCCGCCTGAGCGCGGCGACTTTTTGACCAGCACGACCACATAGAGAAGGGGAGGCCCCGAAGATGGCTGAGAAGGTCAGCACCGCCCTGGCGGCACTTCCCACCAGACCTGATGTGCTTCACGCCCTGTGCGGCCCATGCCAGGTCCCTCGTGAGCCGCGCCGGGTAGGGGTCTGATGGCCTGGGTTCGCTACGACGACCAGTTCCCGATCAACGGGAAGGTCACTGCTGTCATCGCCGAAGACCCAGGTGCGCTAGCGCTGCACCTGTTGGCCAACACCTGGTCCAACACGACCAGGCACCCGGGCTATATCCCCGCCCACCAGCCGGGAATCCTGCTGGCGGACAAGCAGCTCGGTGCGAAGTGGGCGGACCTGCTGGTGCGCGCCGGCATGTTCCACAAGCGCGGCGAGGAGTGCGACGACTGCCGGGAGGAGTACGCCGAGCTGCCCGCCGACAAGTCGACCGGCTACGTGATCCACAACGCTGCTGACTACCGGGCACCGCAGCGGGACCGGACGACAGCGGGCACCTCGGCGGAGCTGTCGGCGAAGCGGCGCGAGGCCGGGCGGCGCGGTGGGCTGGCGTCTGCCGCGCGCCGCAAAGCGGAGGCTTCTAAGCAAAACCAAGCAAATCGAGCATGTGAAGCAAACGGGCAAGCAAACCAAGCAAACTCCGAGCACGGTGCACCGCGTCAGGAGCCGGCCGTGGAGGCCGCTGGGCCGGCTCGATTGGCCAGCGTGGACGCTGGGAAGCCGCCAACGCCGCCACCTGCGGAAACAGGATTTGCTGTGCGAGCAAACCAAGCAAACGGGCAAGCAAGTGCTTCAAGCAAAGCCAGCAATTTGCCACTTGCTGGCGTGAGCCCCGTTCCCGTACCCGTTAATAACGTTGCTTCTAACGAAGCAACGGCTCGGCCCGAACGGACCGAGCCGGCGGAGCAAGGGGCGCTTGACGGGATGCCCGCCGACCCGCCACCGAAGCAGCCGACAGTCCACGATCGAGCCTTCGGCTTGGCACGCTCCTGGCTGAAGACCAGGGACGACCGCGGCGTCCCCGTCGCCGCCGCCGGCCGCAACGGTCCGCTGCACGTGCTGAAAACCCTCTTCGAACCGTTCCTGAACGCCGGCTACGGCGAGGACGAGATCAACGACGCCCTCGCCGACCTGGACGAGGGAATCCCCTCCAGGCAGCAGCTTCAACGGGCGCTGGCCGCCCGTCGGACCGGAGCCCGCTTCAACCGGCAGGGCCGGCTGTCCGGCGGACTCGGCCAGCCGGCGGCGAACAGCACGCGATGGACCGGCCCGCACACCGTCGAGGAAGCCGCCGGCTATTACCGCCGGCCCCAGAACCACGGAGGTTCCCGATGAGACGCACCGCCCAGGCGCTACGTGCCCTGGCCGCGCGTCGAGGCATCGACCTGGACGCACTCGCCAACGGGGAGCCGGTGCTGAACCCGCAGGGCTGGGTACATCCCGACCCGGTGGGTTGGCGCCTGCGGCAGGCGGAGGCGCTGCTGGCCTACGAGCTGGGCAGCACGTTCGCCGACGCGCGGGCCGACCATCCGACGGTCGCCGACTGGGTACGCCAGCACCGGGGCGACCCGACCCGGCTGCCGTGGCTGACCCTGATGGGCGCCACTGGCGTCGGGAAGACCTGGCAGGCGTGCGGGGTGGTTCGGGAGGTGGCGCTCACCGAGGCCCGCGCCAACCGGCGGTGCCGGTGGCGGATGGTCACCCACGCAGACCTGTCGGACCAGCTGCGGCCCAAGCCCGACCAGTCGCACGCCTACGTGCTGGACCGGTACGAGCAGGCCGACCTGCTGGTGCTCGACGACCTGGGTTCGGGGTCGCTGACGGACTTCGGCGTCGAAGGCACGCACCGGCTGCTCGACTACCGGTACCGGCGGCGGCTGCCGACCGTCATCACAACCAACCTGTCGTTCGAAGACCTGGTCAAGGCATTCGGGGCGCGGGTTCCGTCGCGGCTGACCGAGGGGACCGTGGTGGTCCTGGTGTGTCCGGACCGCCGGCTGGACATGGGGGAATGGCTGCAGTGAGCGACGGCACGCGGATGCGGTTCGACCTGACGGCCGAGCAGGCCACGTTGGGCGCGATGATGAGCGGCGGCGGCCCGTTCGACGAGATCGTGCGGATCCTGCGCGGCCCGCAGGATTTCTACCGGCCGATCCACGGGCTGATCTTCCGGGAGCTGGTGGAGCTGCGCGAATCGGGCCGGCCGGTTGACCCGATCGAGTTGGCCGCCTCCATGGACGCGCAGACTCTGCAGAAGATCGGCGGCGTTCCGTACCTGGCCGAGTGCATCGAGTCGGTGCCGACGCCGGCCAACGGCGCCTGGTACGCGGACAAGGTCCGCAAGTTGGCCCTGCTGCGGGATCTGTCCTTCCACGGGCAGCGGGCGATCCAGCTCGCCACATCGGCGGCGCCGGATGACGCCGACATGGTGGTCGAGTCGGCCCAGAAGATGCTTACGGACATCTCCACCACGGGCCGGTCGTCGTCGCTGCGGGCGTGGAGCGACATTGCGCCCGGCGTGATGGACGAGATCGAGCGGATCGAAGACCTGGCGAAGAAGGCCGAACTGCCGGGGATTCCGACCGGCTGGGCTGACGTGGACGAGGTGCTGTGCAACCTCAACCCAGGCCAGATGATCATCATCGCGGGGCGGCCGGGCACCGGAAAGTCCAACGCGGGCTTGAACATCGCCCAGAACGCGGCCATGCGGCACGGCAAACGGACAATCTACTTCTCCCTGGAAATGTCCGAGGTGGAGTGTGGGCTGCGGCTGGTCTCCGCCGGCGCCGGGGTTCCCCTGCAACTGCTGCGGTCAGGGGACCTCGACGACGCGGGTTGGACGAAGGTGGCCCGCTACATGGGGGAAACCGGGGACGCACCCCTGTTCCTGGACGAGACGCCGAACATCGGCCTGGCGCACGTGCGCAGCCAGTTGCGGGCGCTGGCGAACACCGTGGGCCCACCCGAGTTGGCGGTCCTCGACTACCTGCAGCTGACGGAGACCCCCGGCTACCCGTCCCGGGAGCAGGCCGTGGCGGCCACCTCGCGTGGGCTGAAGCTGATCGCCAAGGAGTTCGGGCTTCCGTTCGTTGTGCTGTCGCAGCTGAACCGAGGCCCGGAGATGCGGTCGAACAAGCGGCCCACCATGTCGGACCTTCGCGAGTCGGGATCGCTGGAACAGGACGCCGACGTGGTCATCCTGATCCACCGGGAGGACTACTACGACGAGGAGTCCCCACGCTCCGGCGAGGCCGACTTCCTGATCGAGAAGAACCGGCACGGCCCGCGGGCCACGGTCACGCTCGCCTCGCAGCTGCACCTGTGCCGGTTCGTGTCCATGGCGGTCTTCCGATGAGCAGCGACAGCCGCGGCACGCCCTGGTACTCGGACCGGTGCCCGTACTGCCGACACCGGGTGGTCGTTGCCCCGATGGCCCGGTTCACCGCACGGCACGGCAACGGCCTGGTGGCCACCTACCAGTGCCCGGCCGGGCATCGCTGGTGGACCGGGTGGGCGTGGTGGCAGAACCGGCCACACGAGACCGACGGGATGGAGGCCGCCTGATGCAGGTATGCCACACCTGGCTGGGCGAGGACTACCTGCGTCGCCGCGGCTACCGGATCGAAACGGACGGCGGGCAGCGCTACGCGGTGTCCGACCGGTGCCGGTGGCCGATCGACCCGCCCTGCGGGCACCCGCCCGACCAGTGCCCGCCCTTTGACCAGGACGAGACACGGCCCGACCTGGCCACCTGACCCCGAAGGAGAACCGAGATGCCCGGCACAGCTGAAGTCAAGACGATCAACCCCACGCTCGGGAAGGACCCGTACATCCTGATCGAACGCTTACCCGACCCCGACCGCGAGGACGAGGTCGAAGTGAAGGTCCGCACCGGCGGCGATATCGGCGACAGCGACGACATTGTGTCCCTACTGCTGCTCGTCGTGGAGCAGTTGACCGGTGTGAGCACAGACCTGTACGCGGAGCAGGTCGACCTTGCCCGCCGCGCGGCCGGGTTAGCCGCCGCCATGCCGCCTGGGGCGGACGTGAAGGAATTCCTCGCACAGGCGCCCCAACCCGCCACCGTCAAATGGCCGAACGCGGAGCAGATACAGACGGGGGAGTTGGTCATCCGCGGAGAAGACATGGAGACGTTCCTATGACCCGGACGATGCCGGCCGGAATCACCGAGCTGGACTACACCTGCTGGGAACTGCGGTACGACGACGATCACGAGGTCCACGACGGCGACGGGGTTCCGCACTTCAAGACCGAAGACGAGGCGCAAAACGCCGTACACCACTACGAGCGAGACCGGGTTGGCCGGCCGAATCCGCGCCGGCGCGACCAGCCCTGCTTCATCATCACGGCCGCCTGCGGCCACCTGCTTGACGAGGACGGTGGGACGCCCATGCACCACGACACGGCCGAGGAAGCCGCGGCCGTCGCCAAGTCGTACGGGTGGAGGCCGCGCGGCGATGGGCGCCTGCGCTGCTCGGCCGACTGCGACCAGGGCTGCAACGAGCCAGTGGAGGACTGAAAGGTGGCTGAGACCAGCGAGTTGACGAAGCTGACCGTGACCGTCGTCCCCGGCGGGATTGTCGACCACGCCCTGAGCGCGCTGGGCGACGACCGCCAGGAGGCCGCCGAACGGGCCCTCCGCGTGTACGCCCACGCCACCGACCTGACATCGGGCGAAAAGCTGCGCATCATCCGCCGCGACGGCACACGGATCACCCTGCTCCGCGTGGACCACATGTACTACGCCGAGCGGATCGCCATCGTTGCGGCGCTGGTGCTCGCCGCACTTCTGATCGGGGTGGTGCTGTCGTGAGCGAGACCAGCGACTTCGTGCTGCGGGTACTGGACCTGATCGCCCGGGCCGACCTGCACGACGACCTGTTCTGGCGCACGGACGGCCCACACGCCCCGGTCACGTTCTGGGTGAACTGCTCCGACGTGTTCGCCTGGGGCTGCGGCGACCTGGAGCCGCTCACCGAAGAGCGGCTGCCCGAGTTGGAGCGTGCCCTACGCGACGTAGCCGAGGCGTGCGGGGACGAACTCTACAGGCCAGATTACGGGCCAATGCTGTACTGCGCCCGGATGCGGGCCATGCGCCCGCAGGGTGCCGCCTACCCGGACACCGTTCAAATGTGGCCGCTGCTCGACGCCTGCGGTCCGGAGCGGGAGATCGGACCGCACAACCCGTACCGCCCCGGGGAACGGACGCGCGGCCGGCAACGGGCGTACTCCGCGGTGCTGGCCGAGCTGGCGCGGGAAATGGAACGGCAAGATCAGCTCCACCCGTCCGGCTATCCGCCGACCCGCGACGGCGTGTTCCTGGGCATCCGGACCGCCATCCACGAACTGGAGGGCCCGGGCGAGGCACTTGACGCCTGGTCCGAGGAACGGTGCAAGTGCCCGACACCGCAGTGCGGGCACGCCACCTGGTCCAAGACGCGCGCCGAGGTGCTGCAGGCGGCTGCGGTCTGCATGCGCACAGTCCGGTCGATCCCGGCGCCGGCCGAACCGGGCTTGCCCGTATCCGGAGGCCCGCAGGCGCGTAGGGCTCTTCAGGGCGACGGAGGTGACCGGTGAGCCGCCGTCGGTACGTTCCCCGGGACCGGGTAGCCGAGCTGGAGGACCTGTACGCCGAACTGCCGCCGCTGGAATGCCGGGGCAAATGCCAGGAGTCGTGCGGGCCGATCGACATGTCCGACACGGAGCGGCGCCGCATCCGGAACGCGGGCGTGGACATTCCGCCACTGCTCGACCGGGCACGCCGCGGCGAGCTCACGCGGTCCTGCCCGGCCCTGTCGCCGATGGGCACATGCTCCGTGTACCGGCTCAGGCCCCTGATCTGCCGCTTGTGGGGCCTGGTCGAAGCGATGGCCTGCCCGTACGGCTGCAGGCCCGAGGGTGGCTGGCTGGACGACACCACCGGCCTGGAGCTGATCGCCCGCAGCCTCGACATTGGAGGTCGCACCTCCACTATGGACGGGCCACCCGCCGCTGCGGTACGGCAGCTGATGGCCAACCCGAGGATCGCATCGATGGTCGGCGCCGTGATGCGCGGAGGTGTCGTGAAGGGGGTGGCCGATGTCCAGCGTTAGCTGCCGGCCGGGATACGTGTACGTGGCATCGTCCTGGCGCAACCCCACCTACCCCGCAGTCATCCACGCACTGCGCGCCGCCGGCATCGACCACTACGACTTTCGCAACCCACCGGACGGGGCCGCGTTCAACTGGGCTCAGATCGGCGGTCCAGCCGGCGGCGCCACCGTCCCCCAGGCCACCTACCTGACCATGCTCGACCACCCGGCCGCCAAGGCCGGATTCGCCGCCGACATGGCCGCCCTCCAGCGGGCGGACGTCTGCGTGCTCGTGCTCCCCTGCGGACGCTCCGCCCACCTTGAGCTCGGCTGGGCGGCCGGGGCCGGCAAACGCACGGCCGTGCTGCTGGACGACCCGACCACGCCGGAACTCATGTACCGCATGGTTGACCACCTGTCCCCAACGATCCCCGATTTGATCCGTTGGCTCGGGGCAGACCACATCTGAGAGGAGATCACCGATGCCTGACCACCTGACCCCGCAAGCCTTCGAACCGAGGAGAACCGCCATGGCTGACGAGGTGGACGAACTCGCCTCGGCCATCACCGACGCGCACGCGAACGGCATCAAGTACGGGCCGTACTCGCTGGCGCGCTGGCTGTTGCAGGCCGGCTACCGTGCCGAGGCCCGGGTGCGTGCCGAGGTAGCCATCGAGATGACGGACACGCTCGACAACAAGATCCTCCGTATCCATGAGATGGCAGAAGCCACTCGCGCCCTCGCAGATGCGTGCCGGAACGCCTTCGCCGACCAGCCGATGCCCGAAGCGTGGCGCGACCTGTTCGCTCGCGTTGACGAAGCGTACGCGGCGGTGCCGTCCGGGACTGTAGTGAACCCCGTCCAAGACCGTCCCGGTGACCCCAAGGACCCTGGCGAACTGCTGACCGACGTGATTCACCACGCGATGCACGCCGCCGGCGACGCGGTGATCGGGAAGACGTTCCGAACCCACGCCGAAGAGATCCGGGCCGCTGTCACCGCCGCGTTCGAGCTTGCCGCCGGGAACGGGCTCATCCGGCTCACACCGCGCGCCGAGTGGCCCGAGTGGATCGTTCTGCAGCCGCCGTATGACCTGTTCGCGCAGCCGGCAAGCCGGGAGGAGCCTACCGATGGCTGAGTTGATCGGCCCGCTGACCGCCGAGGAGTGGTGCTCGCTACGGCTGGGCACCGACGACGACCCATTCCAGTGCTGCGCCGAGACGAGCGCCCTGCGGGACGCCGCGTTCCATGCGCTGCGGATGGGTGGCGAGGAGTATCACGGCACCGCGTTCTATATCGCCTGGCTGCGGGTAACCGAGTCCCACCCAGACCACAGGTTGGCAGAGCATCCGATCGTCGGCAAGCTGTACCAGTACTACGTCGAGGGCAAGGAGCCGCTGGCGGAGGCTACGGTCATCATGCGCACGGTCCGGTCGCTCCCGGCCCCTTCGGCCCCAGCCGGGGAGGGCTGAGCGGTGCCGAAGCGTGGCCTGAACACCCGGCTGGGTGGCCACCCCCGGACCGTCCGGGAACGGGGCATCGTGGCGAACCCGCAGGGATCGCGGGAGGAACGTCGGGCAGCTGCCCGGCTGGCCCGCAAGGCGTCGCCGCGGCCGGTGTGCCTGTCCCTGCCGGCCGAACCCGGCCCGGCGCATGGTCCGGTAGGTGCGGATGCTCAGCGTGGCTCTCAGGGCGTCGGAGGAGGCGGACGCTGATGGGGAAGGCAAGCCGGATCAAGGCCCGCGACAGGAGGACCGGCCGGCACATCAAGGTCGTCGACGCCGCCCAGGTGATCGCGATGGCCGAGCAGTGGGACAACCCGCAACTCCTGCGCAGCCCGATCCAGGGAGAACGGTGGATAGCCGGCGTCGCCCACTTCGTGCTTGAGGAGTGGCGCAAGACCCGGGTGGTGCTGCGCGCCGACCTGGAGTTCGTGGGCGCCCTCCTGAACTCGGACACCAACGTCGAACTGGTCCCGGACTGGCTCGACCGGTCCCCCTTCAACTCGGTCGCGTTCTCCTTCCCAGAGCCGATCTCGCTCCACGACGGCGACAGGCTGTGCCACTACCACGGGTTCATCGCGGCCGGCATACGCAGCGGATCCCCCGAAAAGGGGGCCGGCGATATGCAGCGGGTTTACACCCGCTACGGCCCGCTTCCCTGGGGGGATGGGGTCCGCTTCCTGTGGGTGTTCAACGTCGACGGTGACCCCACAACCCACTGCCAGACCGTCAGCATGTTCGTCCGCGGCGAGCACGCCAAACCTGACATTCGGACGCTCGCAGACCTGATCAAGGAGCGGGAGGCCGGCAGTCAGGCGTTCGGGTTCCAGTGGGGTAAGGACGAACTTGCTGCCCTCGTCCCCATTTCGGTGCAGCTGATGCTGTATCTCACCGCCACCGAACCCGACCTGGACTGGCTACCGCCGGAGCAGATCCGCCGCCCACACCAACTGCAGGCCGCCCGGGTCGGCAACGTGGGCTGGCGCGTGGGTTCCGCGATGCGCACGTGGCGGCGCGGGCAGCCGGCGGCCCCTACCGGACGGCGGCTGAGCGGCTGGCGGCTGCCGCCCCACATCCGCCGCGCCCACTGGCACCGGGTGCGGGTGGCCACCCGCGCTGCGGACGGCACCGTGGTCGGCAGCCGAACCGGTGTGCAGGGTGTCGACTGGAACTACGAGATGCGCTGGTATCCGCCGACGCCGGTCAACGTGAGCGACGACGTTCCACCGGACCCGACCGTCCGCGAGGTCATCTCGGACGGTGCCCGGTGAGCACGCAGCCTCCCGGCGTGGTGGAGCAGAAGGTGCGGGACCTGATGCGGGCCGAACTCATCCGCCAGACCGTGCCGCTCATCCTGCGCCAGAGCCGACGAGTGGACTGGGCGCGGGTGCTCATCGGGCAACGCTGCCGGTCGGCTGGAGGTGGTGGCCGTGGCCGCCCCTGAACCCCAACAGACGGATCACATTCGAGAGGAGAATGCCAATGTCTGACCTGATCTGGATTCGTTCCACCCGCTGCTCGACCGCGACGAACTGCGTCCAAGTCACCGACCGGGATGGCTTGGTGAAGGTTGGCAACTCCAAACTCGGCGACGCGACCGGGGAGGCGTGATGGACAACCCGAATGTGTCGGTATACGAGCCGGTCCCGACGTTCATCTGCGGCCCGGGCGGCTGCTTCGTCACAGTCGACCACCAGGTGCGGCCCGAGCGGGAGATTGCCGGCAACTTCCTGGAAGAGATGACCGACTGGCTGACCAGCCTGGAGCGCGAGAAAGCACCTGCATGTGTGCTGTTCGCACTGCGCGCGGTGCATGACGCCGCCTGCTGGTGGACGGACGAGTTGGACAAGCCGCGGCCGGACCAGCCGACCGAACCTCACCGGGGAGCGTGATGGAGATCGTGAAGCGGCTGATCGTCGTCGCGTTGGAGCGGGCCTGCAGCGTTGTCGACTACCTGTGGGACTGGCCGCCGCCATTCCAGTGGGTGGCACGGTGGCTTGGCTGCCCCTCCGGGCTGGCCCTTTGGTCATCGGCGCTCGACGAGCGCTGGAACACCGGCATCTGGGAGGCGTGCGATGGGTAACGTGGTGACGATCCGGCCCGGTGACACGCTCCTGGCGTGTTGGTAAGGGGAGATGAAACTGATCGACAAGGGCCGCGCCTGGATCGGCGGCCGACTGCGGCGCCTGGCCGACAGGATCGACGAGGCGGGAGCACCGCGTGCGATGCACTGGACGTTCACGTTCGAGGACCGCGAGGGCATCCGATTCCGCGAGGACGGCAAGGGCTGCCGCCTGTGGTACATGGGCGACGCAGACTTCGAGCGTGCGCACAGCGACGCGGACACGGCGCATGTCCGGGTCGACTGGACCAACATGACCGCGCGTTACGTGGGTGGGGGGGGACAGCTTGATGGACGTCGAAGACCTGCTCCGCGAGGTCCGGCGCGAAGCCGACTACACCCTCGCCCCGGAGCTCAGGTTCATTACTCCGCGTCGTCGGCGTCGGCGAAGCCTTGAGGTGTGGACCGAGTGAAGATGGGCGCTCTCGACCCGCAGGCCGGCCGCGAGATCGTGGTCCGGTTCAGCCTGGGCGACCTTCTCTACCTGGCTCAGGCGGTCGCGTACACGGTGCGGTGGCGCGATCCCGGTGTGCTGCGTGGGGCCCTGTGGGTGATGCGGGAGAACCGCCGGCGCGGCACGTGGCGGCCGACCACCCTCGGGGACTACGTGGTGCTGCACCGCTTGCGGCGGCACTTGTCCAGTTGGCCGCGGACCTGCCCCCGGCCGGCGCCGTGGCGACATAGCCGCGGCCGGGCCGGGCAGCGGATGAGGTGCGCCGGTGGCCCGGCAGCCCACCTGCCGGACCACCGGCCCTGATACCCGACAATCCCCGCGTCGAGATCTCCGACAGCCTACCTTCAGCAGCGCGAACGGAGATCAACATATGGTTAAGACGTCCTGCCCCGTTGACTGCGCCTGCCACACGGGCCCCTACGCGTCGTGCTCTGTCCCGGGCGGCTGCGGATCCCATGGATGCGGCCGGACCACTGTGGAGGCGCCGCGGCGGAAGGTGGACGAGCGGGCCTGCCGGCTGTGTGTCGTGTACCGGCCCAACGCCGAACCGCTACTGCCCGAGCCGGGTCTTGCCCCGGTATGCGGCCGGGACCGGGCCCGCCTCGACCGTGACCTGGCGGCGCTTCCGGACCTGCATGCCCGGCTACGCAACCCGGACCTGTCCACCGGGGACGAGCGCAGCATGTACCGGGTGGCCCTGGACAGGCAGGGCCGGCGGGCGTGGAACACGGTGCCGGCGGGGCCGACCGCCGGCCGCACCAACCAGCCGCTGGTGTCCGGTTCCCGGCCGCGCCGCGAGCCGGCCGACCTGACCGCCGTCGACCTGACCGCCCCGGCCCACGGCACGAACCTGACCGCGCAGGGTCGGCGGCATCCCGACGACCACGTCGGCCACCTGTCGGTGGCCACCATCCTCGACGGCTGGGTGCAGGTGTGGCGTGACGAGCTGTTCCCCGGCCAGCACCGGCCGCCAGCGCTGGTGGACGAGCTGGTCGGCTGGCTGCGGGACCGGGTCGAGGAGGCGTGCAGCCGGCTGGACGTGGACGTGCTGGCGGACTTCGCCGACGAGATCCGGCGGCTGCGCGGCGCGCTGCACGCCGCCCTCGGCGAGGTGCGGGCGGAGCCGGACATCAAGTTCGGGGTCAGGTGCAAGCAGTGCGACGCCATGTCCACATTGGCGCAGGAGCCGGGCGAGGACTGGGTGGAGTGTGGCAGCTGTGGGCTGTTGTACTCGCAGGAGGAGTACCGCCGCTGGGTTGAGCACAACGCCGGCTACCAGCGGTCGAAGCACACCTCCGAGCAGCTGCGGCAGCTGATGGGCCGCTGACCGGGAACACGAAAGGGCGCCCCCGCGCGAGGGAAATCCCTCGCGCGGGGGCGCCGGTTAGATCGGCCTATCGAAGGGGTGGAACGGGACCCGTTGACGTCCTCCCCGGCGTGAACGCCGGGGATTCCTCCTGCGCGGCTCATGCCGCGCTCCGGTGGGTTCCTGCTTCACCGGCGTCCGCCACCCCGAAGGGTGGTCTTACGTCGCCTCCACAGGCGTTTAGCCTGTCCGCCCGTCCGGCGGCCAGGATGGCCTAACCCCGCCCTGAAGGACGGGGCTTGCGGCCAAGATTTCGGGGTCAGGGTTCGCCGCCGGGCTTCGGCGGCACCGGGGCGGTCACCTGGGTCCTGTTGAAGGCCCCGGCGACCATGGTCACGAACGCCATCACCACGGCCTGCTGGTCCGCGGTCCAGTCGAGACCGTAGCCCACGGCGAGGGACAGGAGCGCCTGGGCCAGGCCGAGCACGGCGGCGACGATGCCGTCGTGGGCGATGATGGCGACGGCGAGGCCCATGGCGGCGGCGAGGACCGCGTTGCACCAGGACTGCTGCTCCGGGGTGAAGCCGGCCCAGAACGCGCCGACGAGTTTGAGCGCTGCCGCGGCGACGGCCAGCCACACGGCCGGTTCGCGGCCGAAGATCCGTACCTTGCTCACGTCGCCCTCCTTGGGCTGAGGTTCTGCTCCCCAGGACTGTTGACTTCCTCCCCCGCCTAAAGGCGGGGGATTCCCGCCCTCACGGGCTGGGCTTCCTGCTTCACAGCCGACCGCACCCGGGAGGACCCGGGATGTCTTACGTCAGCTCCACAGGCCGACACCGCTCGACCAGCGGCCAGGATGTTCTTGGCGGCGTTGATGTCCCGGTCGTGCCGGGTGCCGCAACCCGGGCACGTCCAGTGCCGGGTGGAAAGGCTCAGCTCGGCGTTCAGCCCGCGCTCCGGGTGGAAAGGCAGCAGCTTGACGTCCTCCCCGGCGTGAACGCCGGGGATTCCTCCTGCGCGGCTCATGCCGCGCTCCGGTGGGTTCCTGCTTCACCGGCGTCCGCCACCCCGAAGGGTGGTCTTACGTCGCCTCCACAGGCGTTTAGCCTGTCCGCCCGTCCGGCGGCCAGGATGGCCTAACCCCGCCCTGAAGGACGGGGCTTGCGGCCAAGATTTCGGGGTCACCGTCGGCGCGATCGTCGAAGACGCCGTGGTGGTGGAGGCGCCGCCCACCGTCCGGGACTGGGTCGGGCAGGACGCCCACGCGCTGTGGCGGCTGCAGAAGCGCCGCGCCGACCTGGTCGAGTGGATTCCGGACCGCTGACCTCCGGCCGGGCGGTCAGCCCACGCGGCCCAGCACGGCCCCGACCATGCCGCCGCCGGCCATTGCCACCCCGGAGGCCCACCACAGGGCCTGCTCCAGCCGTCGAATGCGTGCCTCGTGGTCGCTGGCCCGGGTCAGGTGCATGTCCAACTTGGTTTCCAGCCGGGCCAGCCGCTCGACGATGTCGTTGTCATCCATGCGTCAGGTGACTGGGTTGTGGTAGGCGGCGTACCAGGTCTTGGGGCCGAGCAAGCCGTCAACCTTGAGATGCTGGTCGCGCTGGAACGCTTCGATCAGCTCCCGGTACTCCGGCCCGTACTTGCCGTCGTTGCCACAGCGGTGCAGGTACCGCTTGCCCTTGCCGACCGGCCAGCCGCGCCGGGCCAGCTGGGTCGCCCACATGCGTAGCCAGTCCCGGTCGAGCTTGCCCTTGAACCGGCGGCCGTAGTAGCCGCTGACGCTGTGGTTGCCGCCTTCCCGCGGGCCGAAGTAGTAGCCGGCCGGCAGCGGGAACGGCACAGGCGGGCCAGGTGCCGGCCGGGCGGCCGGGTTCGGCGCCGGCTTCGGCTTCGGCGCACCCTTCAGGTCGTCCAGATGCCAGTTGGTGCCCGTGACCGTGTCCGCTGCCTGGCTGAAGTCCGAGTTGACGTGCACGTGCTTGTCGTGCGGGTTCGACCCGGTGTAGACGCGGGTCTTGAAGCCGTCCCGCTTGTGCCAGATGCGTCCCTTGTAGATGATGTACCGCACCCACCACAGGACGCCGCGGCGGGCCAGGGTCACCCACAGCTGGACGACCTGCTCCATCGTGACCCCAGCGGGGTCGCGCAGGTCGGCGTCGAAGTCCCGGGCGCGCACCTCGTCCTTGCTGTCGCCGTCCCGGTACTCGGGGTTTCCGGTGCGGTCCGGGTTGTGGCTCGACACGCCGGCCTGGTGCCGGGTGTCGCCGATCGACCCGTCGCTGGTCTTGTCACGGTTCGGGAACCGCGCGTTGAGCTGGTCGCGTGCCTCGTCCAGGCACGGCACCACTACCCACCCCATCAGCCGGTCACCTCCTCGTTTGGCCAGTCAGGCTGCTTGGGGTCCGCCCACGGGTCGGGGATCTCGTCTCCGATGTGCCGCTCCGGGTCCTCATCGGGAACCGGGTGAGGATCGGTCGACATGCGTGCTCCTTTCTGGGCATGCGCGGCCAGGCCGACACCGGGGCCGGTGCTGGCCTGGTCGTGGTCGGGCAGGCTGGAATGGCCGCTGCTACGTCTCGTCGAGGGGGAACGCGACCGCGGCGAACACCCACGAGCTCGTCGAGATCCCGTGGCTGAAGTTCGGCTGCAGGATGACCGCACCCGCCGGCGAGATGTAGGCGTTTGTCGTGTGGTCCGGCGAGGACAGCAGCGCCACAAAGACCGTGTTGTGGGAGGGCCGGAACCCGGCCGGCAACGTACCTATCTGGGTGGCGGTGGAGGAGCCGATGTTGCCGCCGCTGCGGAAGCCGCTGATCTCGACCGTCACCCAGCCGTTCTTGCGCCGGACGAAGAACCCCTGCGCTGTCCAGCCAGAGGAGGCGGGGAAGGTCACCCAGCCGGTGTCCTCGGCCAGCACGATCCACGTGCCGCCGGCGCCGGTGGACTGCAGGGTGCGGTTGGTGTCCAGTTCGCGGATGATCCTGCCGGCCTGGTGCGGTGGCCGCGTGGTCGAGGTGCAGAGGATGTTGCCGTCCTCGCCGACGAACCAGGCGCGCGGCTTCACCGCCGACCCGGGAAGGTTCACCACACCGCTTTGGACGGTGACCTCGGCCAGCGGCAGGTCCCAGAATCCGGTCGACCCGGTCTGCTGCACCGGCGACGGCGCACCAGCACCCGGTGTTCCGGTGATGACGGTCTCAGTAACCGAGTAGTCGGTGCGGGACAGCCGCAGCACCACCAGGTCGATGCGGGTGGCCCCGGACGAGTTGGCCGCCAACGACCCGAGGGTGATGTCGTTGTCCCCCGACTCGTACAGGCTGCCGCGGACGAGCGCGAACCGGTTGGCGCGGATGCGCACCTGCCGGGTGCCGGCGCCGTCGGCGTACACCATCGGCGCGTCGGTCGGGTTGCCGATCAGCCCGTCTGGCGCGAGTGCGTTGACGAGCCGCTCGTGCTCCAGTTCGGTGACCGCGCCGCCGTTGTATCCGGAGCGGGGGTACGACTTGGACGCCACCGGTCAGACCACCTTCCACATTGACTTCCTCCCCCGCCTAAAGGAGAAGGTCATGAGCGCTTCGCGCTTTGGGCTGTCCCGGCTTCGCCGGGCCACCCCTTCCGGGGTCCGGATTCCTCCCCGGCCTGAAGGCCGGGGCCTCCTCCGGAGGTCTTGGTGAGGACTGGTGTCAGGGGACGGGATCGACCGTGTACCACGACTGGCTGCTGAACGTGGTGTATTGGCCGCCCTGCGCCTCGGCCACGACCACCAGCGTCTTCGGCCCGGTCTGTGTGGCCAGGTACTCGCGGATGAGCAGCGCGGTCTGGGAACTGGTGGTGACGGCTTCGAACTCGGTTATCGCGCCGCGTACAACGGCGCCGCTGATGTTGTCCTCGCGGACATGTAGCCGTATGAGGGTTCCGATGGTGGAGGCGGAGCCGTTGGGCATGGCCGTCACCCGGTACCGCTTTCCGGCTTTCTGGTTGAACGCCAGCGTCGCGATCACCTGGGCAGTGGTGATGTTCGGAACTGACGCCCCCGCCGTTTCGAGTGCGCGGGGAAGCATCTGCTGCGTGAGTGCGTCCAGGTTCGCCTCGGCCGTTGCGAGCCGGGTGAACAGGTCTGTGGTGGACGGGGGTATCCGGTAGTAGACGGTGCTGTCGGTGGTCAGCCACAGGTCGGCGGTGTAGTTGTCCGGCCCGTAGAACGCCGGCACCCGGCCCAGGTCCCCCAACTCGGTCGACGTGCTGACCGTGCTGATCGGCGACCCGGACTCGTCCAGCAGGTCGGTGACCTGGTTGCCGTCGACCGAGTCGTACACGTTGAACACCACCGCGCCCTCGGGGATCAGCGCGGTGCGGCCGGTCGCCTCCGGGATCACGTCGGGGATCTGAACCGAGCTGCCCAGGGCGACCGCGAAGTCGGCCGGGGTTCCCCCGTACAGCAGCCTCGCCACGGCACCTCCACACTGGTCTGGGGTCGTATCGGGCAGGCGTGTCAGGCGGCGGGAAGCATGCGACGCTCAACCTGGCCGACCCGGCGGTCGATGTCCCGCAGCCGCTTCACCCACTCCGGGTCGTGGGACGCCTCCTGGGTGCCGACCATCGCCGACACCAACTCGCCGGCGGTCGCCCACGCCTGCAGGTGGACCAGCCGCACCAGCTCGGAGATCTCCAGCCCTGTGTCGATCTGCACCGACACCCGGTCGCCGAGGCCGTAGTCGATGCCGAACCGCATGTCGTCGGTGTCGTAGGCCGCGGTCTGCAGCCGCGCCGTCTCGGACGTTTCGGCCAGGGCGTCGTCGCCTTCCTTCTCCAGCTCGCTGAGGTCGATGTCGCCCGGCTGCGGCACCAGCGTCTCCAGCCGCCACCACGTGGTTTCGTCCGCGGTGCGGTTTCGTTCGGTGACGAACTTGCCCGCGCCCTCACCCTGGCCGCCGACGATGGCGGTGGTGGCGGTCGGCGCCTGCCGCTCGTAGGCCAGGTACCGCAGGTTGCCCAGGCCGAACCCGAACCGGATCTGCCCGGTCAGGTCCGCCGGCTGGTACGTTTCGAACACGATCTGGGTTCCGACCTGCCTGGTACGGAACCCGAGGCCGCCGCCGTCGAGGGCTGCCTTGCGGGCCACGTCGAGCAGCGGCTCCCAGCCTGACTTCACGGTCGCGCTGGTGCCAACCCCGGCGGGCGAGCCGAGAACCAGTTTCGGCACCTGCCGTGGCGCCAGCGCCCCCGGGCCGGCGTTGAGGTTGACCAGGTTCCGGATGGCCGTTTCGGCGTTGCCGGTGAACTCCCAGAAGTCGCCGGTCTGCTGCGGCGGTGTCAGCGACGGGTCCGGGTAAACGAGGCGGCCGGCAATCAGCGCCAGGTCGTCAGCAAAGTAGACCGTGATCTTGCCGATGCCCGCGTTTTCCCCGTTGTCCGACTTTTCGATCATGTACCGTTCGATTGGCCCGGCCATGAACACCTGCTGGGCGCGGATCACCACGATCCGGTTGCCAGCGTCGATCTGCTGTCGGATCCACGGGTAGGCGGGCGCGGTGAACATGCCCGACGCGGGCTCGTTGAACCGCAGCGTGCAGTCCAGTGTGTCCCACTGGGTGATCGGGTCGCCGACGACGGACAGGTTGCGGTCGGTGACCAGCAGGAAGATCTCCGGGCGGAACAGTGGCTGCATGGGCTACGCCGCCTCGTACCTCGGGTAGAACTCCAACACGATCGACGTTCCCGGCCCGGACCCGGTCACCTGGAAGTCGACGTCGTTGTTGCCGGGCCGCAGCGGCCACAGCTGCGCGGAGGGCCAGTCGAGCGCGCCGACGATGTTCTCCCCGTTTGGGCCGCGCAGCATCGGACGATGGGTGCGGATTGTCGCCGTCTCCCCCGCCCCGAGCATGTAGGTGAGGGTGAACGACTGGCCGGCCGAGTTGTTGGTGGCGACCAGCGACTCGGCCGGGCCGGTGATCGTCCACGTTGGCCATGCGTCGACGTCGCCCGGGTTCATGATGACCGTCTCCCCGAGCACCCGGCCCGACGACACGGTCGGGTACGGGTCCAGGTAGGGGACGCCTTGGACGAATCTGCGTTCGACGCTGATCGGTGTGGCATCCCGCCAGTACCCGTCCGGGCAGTACAGGGTCAGCACCGGGTTGGCGTACACCCAGTTCTCGCCCGGCTCGCCACCGAATCCGGTCTCGTAGAAGGCTTCGATCTCCCGGGCGGTGCCGTCCGGCCGGGCCACCCGCAGCACACCTGGCTTTCCCCACTGGGTGGTTTGGGTGAAGGCTCGCATCAAGGCCCGGTACCGGTGGACGAACGTCATGTGGGTGACCACGCCGTCCTGTTCGCCGTGGATGTGTAGCGGCCAGGTGAGCCGCCGCGGTAGCGAGCGGATGGTGCGTACCTGTTCCCCGCCCCGCGCGTCCGGGTCGGTGACGATTTCGATCGGGGTGGCGCCCCAGCCGCCGATGCCGTTGGTTGTCAGCCAACCGTGGTTCGGGTCCGGGCTGGACAGGTCCCACAGGGTTCCGTCGGGTGCGGTCCACGTGGCCCGCATCGTCCCGACCGGCGGCGGTGGTGCGGGCGGTGCGGGCGGTGGCAGCGGCGGCGGCGGGGTGGGGCCGACGACAACGAGAGGCACGCCGACCCCCTTCCGCTACCTTGGCCGGCCCGGCCGGGCCAGAAGTTCCTGCGCCCGCTGCCGGTCCTGGATGGCTTGCAACAGCTGCGGGGTGAGCGTCGTGTCCCGAAAGTTGAACTGGTTCACAGTGGACGGCGAATCGCCGCCACGGGCCGCGCGGGCGATCTGCCGCCACTGCTGGTCGGTCAGCACCGGCTCGGGTTTGCCGGTGCCGTTCCAGATCGGCGGGTTCCAGCCGGGCTGCAGCATGCCGCCGGAGTCCATCGCCCAGTGGATGTGGGCGTTGGGCATGCCGGCGACGCCGTGTTGCCGCAGCAGGGCGTCGGAAAACTTGTGGTGGCGGCCGTTCCAGATGTTCCGGTACTTGTCGCCCAGCCAGATCAGCTCACGGGTCTGCCGGAAGTAATGGTCGTGGATCCAATCGAACACCTCCCGGATCGGGGGAATGTCCACGGCCCGGCCCGGGTCGCCGTCGGCGGCGATCATGGCGTGGTAGGACAGCGACCCGGACGCGGTCCGCGACCCCGGCCGGTAGCCGGAGTACATGGGCAGGCCGGGGAAGACGCGCCGCAGGATGCGCATCATGTCCGCCGAGCCGATGCCGCCGGGCGACACCGCCGGCACCACCTTGCTGATCACATCGTCCAGCGTGGGGACGAAGGTGTGTTCCAGGTCGACGGTGAACGGGAACCTGACCAGGCCGCCGCGGGCGAAGCCGGGCAGCACCTCGCGGGGGATGCGCCGCCGTCGGATCGCCTCCATGAAGTCCTGGCCGTAGTAGTCGACTGCGGCGGCCGGCTGGACGAACTCGCCGTTTGACAGCCGCGCCAGGATCGAATCCGAGGTGGCCGTGCCCGGGCCGACGATCGGCCCACCGGTCTTGTGCCCCGGCGCCGCCGGACCCTGGAACCCCTTGTCCCAGAACTCCGTCTGTGTCTTCCAACGCCGCTGCGCCTGCTCCAGCGTCCACCCCTTGGTTAGGGCCTCCTGGATGAACTTGAGCTGCCGTAGCTCGTTCCAGACCTGGTCGAAGTTTTTGGTCTTGAAGGCGGTCTCCACCTTCTCCGGCACGTCGCCGTAGGTCTTGATGAGCTTGTCCGTCTCGGTCTTGCTCAGCCCAGCCCTCGCGGCCTCTTCCTTCAGCGCCCTGATCCGATCCTGGTGCCGCTTGGTGGCCTCGTTCATCGGCACACCGGAGGCGATGTCCTGCAGGTACAGGTCCCGGGCCGCCAACGCGGCCTCTTCCACCGCGTCCCGGTTCCGCAGCCCGGCCTCCGTGTTGAGGTTCATGCTGGCGGCGTGGGCGTCCCCGGCGGCCTTGGCGTTCCTGACCTGGGCGGTCAGGTTGACCAGGGCCTGGCGGAACCGTTCGTCGGCCTCGTTCGCGCTGATGGCTGCGGAGGTTTGCAGCTCGACGGCCTGCCGAAGCGCGTTGACCCGGTCGGCGGCGGTCGCCTCCGAGTTGGAGAACGCGTCTACCAGCCCTTGCAGCGCCTGGATCTTGGTGGCGTTGTCGGCGAACGCTGCGGACAGGTTCACATGCGGCGGACGAAGCGCGGTCGTGGACTGGTTCAGCAGCTGGTTGGCCCGGTTCGCCAGGCGAAGCTGCTCCGAGTAGTCGACAACCGCCGCCCGGATCCGCTTGAGCTCGTCGATCCGCTTGTCGGCCTCCCGCTCACCACCGGCAAACGACGCGCTGATCCTGAGGAACGAGTTTTGGGCGCTGTCGCCGAGGGCGTCCAACTCCTGCTCAATGCGGCCCAGGATCGCCGACAGGTCCGACTGGCTGCCGGCGGCCGCCCGGGCCAGCTGCTCGAAGCTGACACCCATCGCGTCGAGGGTGATGACGGCCCGCTGCATGTCCGGGTTGTTGCGGACGATGCTGCGCAGCATGTCGTCGGTGGCGCGGGCGGCCGTAGCGCCGTCGCTGCCCAGCTCCCGGTAGGCGTCGCCTAGGGCGCCGAGGGCCAGCCGCAGCCCGTCAACCTTCGCCTTCTGCTCGGCCTGCTGCTCCAGGAAGAACCCCACGCCCAGCGTGGCCGCGGCCAGGGCCGCACCCCACGGCCCGGTCAGCACGCCGGTCACCGCGCCCAGGCCCCTGGCGGCGTTGCGGCCCGACCGCTGTACCCCGTCCAGCGACCGGGACAACCGGCCCGACTCGTCGGCGGCGCCGCTGAAGGAGCTGCGCAGCCGGTCCACGATGCTGGTCGCGTTCCTGGTAGCGGCACCGAACAGCTCGATCGCCCGGCTGCGCAGGGCCAGCACGGACAGGCCCAGCGAGATCGCCGCGATACCGCTGGCGATCATCGTCAGAACGGGGATCGGGATCCGGTTGAGCGCTTCGAACAGCTCGATGAACAGGCGGGTCACGACCGAGCCGACCGGGGCGGCGGCCTGGATGAACCGGACCACGAACTCTGTCATCTCGCCGATGAGCTCGACCACCCGGGGGCCGTTCTCCCGCACGTAGGCGAGGAACTGTTGGAAGCTCGGGTTCTGTTCGAGAGTCGTCGACCACCGGCCGAACCGCTCGGTCAGCCGCTCCAGCCCCGAACCAATGTCCTCATTGAACGGTTCGAAGGCGTTGACCAGCCCAACCATGCCCGTGCTGACGTTGCGGCCCATCCGCCACAGCCGCTCCAGGGTCGGCACAGTCTGCTGGTCGACGTTGGTGAAGAACCGCCGCCACGTCCGATCGGTGCTCAGGAACTTCGACGTCTCGTCGAACAGGTCACCGACGGCGCCGGCGGACCGGGCGATGTAGTCGCGGAAGTCCGGCAGCCGAGGCAGCAGCCGCTCGATGGACGACTGGACCCCGGGCAGAAGGTTGTCCGCCGCGGCGGCCCGCAGGTCCAGGAACTCGTCCCGCAGGTCGAAGATGAACCGGGCGAACCGCTGCGCCGTCGGCGACAGCTTGCCCATGATCGTGTTGAGGTTGTCCAGCGCCTCACCGCCGGCAACCCCGGCCCGGACCGCGGCCGACTCGGCCTGCCGGTGCGCGTTGATCACCGCCTGCTGCGCCTGCGCGACCGCGAAAGCGGCCTGCCGCTGCTGGTCGGCCTGCGCCGCCACCGCGTCGGCGACCCGCTGCTGGGCCACCGCAACCCGCTCGTTGGCCTCCTGCACCCGCCGCTGCGCCTCGGCGATCCGCTCGTTGGCGTCGGCGACCCGCTGCTTGGCGGCCACTACACGGTCGGACCCCTCAACACCCTTGCGGTTCGCCTCGTCCTGGTCGGCGTTCAGCCGCTCCTGCTGAACGGCGAGCCGTTCGATCCGCAGGGTGATCTCTTCGTAGGCGAGCCGGGCGGCATCCCGCTGCGCCTGCGTGGCCCGCGGGTTGGCCAGCAGCGCGTCGAGCTCCTTCTTGGCCTCGGCCTGGTCCAGCAGGGCCCTGCGCTGGTCGAGCGCCAGCTGCTTGACGTCGAACGCCATGTCCTGCAGGGCACGGCGGGCCTCTTCCCGGGCCCGGTTCAGGTCCAGCTGGGCCTGCCGGGCGTCGGCCTGCGCCCGCGCAAGGTTGCGCTCGGCGTCCTCAACACCGCGGACAGCGTCGCGGACCCCACGCTGGGCGTCCTCTACCGCTCGGGCGGCGCGGCGGGCCGCGGAGGCGTTGTTGGCCCGCACGTTGGCCAGGCTCCGCTCGGCGGACTCGATCGCCGCTGCGGCGCCGGCGATACCCAGCTCGGCCCGGGCCAGCGACGCGGCCGACTTCTTCGCGTCGTCCTCGTACTTGATCAGCGCCTGGACGGCTTCGGCGACGCCGGAGAACCCGAGCACCACGGCGCCGATGCCGCCGGCGGCGGACGCCGCGGCGGTGCCGATGAACCCGATGGCCGATGCGGCAGCGGCGGCGGCCGGCACCAGCACCGTGCCCAGGGACAGGCTGAGCGCGATGATCTGCTCAAGGCGGGACAGGGCCAGCCGGCTGGACTGGGCAACCTTGTCCAGGCCCGACCCGTCAACGTCGATCTTGGCTGTTCTGCCGTCGAGCTTTTCCAGCTCCTCCCGGATAAGACGCAGCTGGGTGCCGGCGGCTGCGGCGTCGACCCGCACCGAGATGTCCGGGTCGTTGCGGGCCAGGAACCCCAGCTCGGCTTCCAGCGCCCGGATCTGCGTCAGCGCCCGGGTGGTGTCGACGTCGACGCCGATCCGCTTATCCGACAGCTGCTGCAGCTCGTCGCGGATCGACTGCAACGCCACCCGGCTGTCGGCGGTGAAGATGCCGGTACGGACCTCGGGCAGCGACTTGACCGCGTCCTCGATCCGCTTACGGACCCGGCCGGCCCAGGTCGCGTTGAACTGCTCCTCGGCGATCCGCGCGGCGGCCCTCTGCAGAAACTCGATGGACCGCTCATGCTCGCGGCGGACCTGCTCGTCGAACCTTTCGTTCTGCCGCAGCGCCCGCTCGAAGGCGATGTCCTGCTGCCGGACGATCTCGCGGACCTCGGCCCGCAGCTGGCTGAACGCCCGGTCCTGCTGCTGGCGGAACCTCTCGTCGAACCGGGCGTTGTCCCGCAGCGCCCGCTCGAAGGTGAGGTCTTCCCGCCGCTCGATCTCGCGGACCTCGGCGGCCAGCGTACGAAGAGCCTTCTCCTGCTCCCGGACCGCCCGGTCGAACTCGCGGTTGAGGGCGTTGGCGGCCCGGTGGGCCGCCTCCTGGGACCGGGTTTGCAGGTCGACGAGGAACCGGTCGATGGCGCGTGCGGCCTGGTCGGCGTCGACCCGGACCTGCACGGCGGTGCGGGGGCCACGGGAGATCTGGTCGAACAGTTCCCGGATCCGCTGCAGCCGCTGCAGAAGCCGCGCCTCGTCGATGTCGACGCCGATCTTTTTGTCGTCCAGGGAGTCGATGAGCCGACGCGCCTGGGCGATCGCCCGGTTGAACCGGGACTGGTCAGCGCCGATCCGCACATTGGGCAGGTCCCGGTTGAGCCGGGCCAGCGCCTCGCGGACGCCGCGTTCGAACGCGTCATTGACGCCGGCGGCGACCTGCTCCCCGGCCTCCTCGCCGGCCTTCCTGACGTTCTTGGCGGCCTTCTTGACCGTCTTGTCGACGTCGCGGGTGGCCTGCTGAAGGCCGGCCGACGCGGCCTCGGCGGTGTTCTTCTCCACCGCCTTGCCCAGCCGGTTACCCAGCTGGTCGGCCAGGTCGGCCATCTCCTTCTCGATGTTGCGGAAGGAGGGGACGACCTGCAGGTAGGCGGTACCAGCGTCGTACGCCACAGCCCGCCCCCCTTCAACATGGGGGGCGGGCCCCCGTCTTCAGCTGTTCACCCGATGCGGCAGGACCCGGGCGACCAGCGCCCGGTGCTTGTCTTCCCGACGCCGCTTCCTCAGCCGCTGCGAAGCCGTGGCCGGCCGCGGCGCCGGCCGCGGCAGCTTCGGCTTCTTCACCCCATTGGCTGCGGCCACCACGGCGATGAGCTCGCCGAGCCGGTCCATCAGGTCGGTGAGGCGTTCTAGCTCGGGCGAGTACTCCGACATCCGCACCGTCGGCGTCGGCTCGTCGTCATCCCGGTCAAGCAGCTGCTCCGCCAACTCCTCGTCGTTGACGAGGGCCTCCATGTAGTGGGAGTTGCGGGGCAGATGGTCGATGAGGTTCAGCAGGTCCCGGAACTGCCGGTTCCTCCACAGTGCCCGCAGGTCGGTGCCCGGATAGTAGTGGGCGAAGTCCGCCTTTATCGCGTCACCGTACCGGTTGAGGATTCGGACGAGCCTCGCGATTCCCCCCGGCTGCCGATCCCGTAGTGGTCCTCGTAGGCGTCTAGGATCTTTTCCATCAGGAATCCGTCCACTTCGGGCAGTGCGACGAACTCGTCGTACTGGTCGCCGAGGACCGCCTTCAAGTGTTCGGCGATGCCGCGCCGCTCATGCAGGTTGGACCACACCGAGTAGTGCAGCCCTTTCGGATGCGGAAAGGTAAACACCTTGCCGCTGCGGGCGACGAACTCGAACGGCTCCGGCCGCTCGATGTCCTTCTCCAGGTCGTCGACAGTCAGTCGGGCCATGTTGGGTGGGCTCCTTTACTTGCGTGGTCAGCTGGTCTGCGGTGCCGGACCGGCCGGCGTGGCGGGCTTGGGCATCCGCTTCGGCGGCACCTCAACCCAGCCGTCGAACTTGAACTTGACCGCCTGGGCGGGCGTGTACGCGATACGCCTGTACTTACGTCCGTCGATGGTCTTGGTGAACTCGCCGTACGGGGTGGCGTTGGGCACGGCTCCTCCTCACGTGGGTGGGCTGGGCAAAGGTCGGGGTGGCGAGCCCACCCACACAGGCGCCACCCCGACCGCCTGGAAGTCGGCGCAGAAGGGGCGCGGGAACCTGCCCGGCGTGCCCCTTGCGCGCGGTGGCAGCTACGGCTGCGCGTGCGCTACGACGTGGCCTGGGTGATGCCCATCTCGTTCAGCAGGGCCAGCCAGCCCGGGCCGCCGAAGATCCAACGGTGGCTGTAGCCGACCGTCGAGTCCTCGAAGCCGGTCATCGTGACGCCCCACAGGATGGCCTCGTCGTCGTTGTTGAATGCCTGCTCGGCGAACTCGGTGACCCGGGCCCGGGGCATGTACCGGGCAATGTAGATTTCGCCGTCGTTGGTCTCGTCCACGAACAGGCCGAGCACCCGGTAGTAGCGGAAGCCGGGCACGTTGGGCTTTTCCACCGAGAACTCGCCGGTGGTCAGCGCCGCCTGGGTGGACGACAGGTCCGCACCCGACGCCAGCTCGATGGACAGGCGCTTGGTCTCCTGCATGGAGAACTGCAGCGTCATCGTGTCCCGGGTGATGTCCGACCGGGTCGGCTCGACGGAGCCGAACGAGTTGATGTCGGACTGCTCGGTCTCCCGGCCGTAGCTGGCGCCGGCCGTGGTCATGAACCCCACGTCCTCCCAGTCCGGCGGGAGCGTGATCAGGTCCGCGGACGCACCCGAGGTCAGGTTCGTGATCCCGTCGGCGGTGATCGGAGCGGCGAACACGGAGCCGTCGCGGGCCTTGCGGATCAGCTCGGTCTTCTTGTCGCGCAGGGCAGAGTACGGCACGAAGAGCCCCTTTCGAAGAGTCGGAGCGACGCGTTGAAGCCCCGACATGCGGGGCCGGCGAACAACAGGCGGGTGGGCTCAGCTGGTGAGTCGGTGGGCGCGGAAAACGCAGGTGTAGGTGGCGCCGAAGCGCCGCACGGTGGCCGTGTCGGACCAGGGCAGCTCCTGCGGGGAGCTGTCGCAGCCGATCCGGTCGAAGATCAGCCCGTTGGCCTTGTGGGGGCCGTTGAACAGCAGCCAGTCGCGGATGCGGCCGGCCAGTGGTTCGGCGACCGCGTAGGTGTCGGCGAACACGTCCACCAGCAGGGTGGGCGCGTCGTTGACCCGGTCGGTGGGGCCGCCGGTCCGGCGTACACGAATGAACGGCAGCCGGTCGTCAAGGTCGGCCGGGGCGCTGGTTCCGATGCGGCCTGGGTCGTTGTCGACGAAGGGCCGCAGCAGCACCGTCCACGCCTTCGCCACGTCACCGAATCCGTACGCCGGCACAGGCTGGCTCACGTCTGGTCCCTGGTGGCGTGCAGGAACTGCAGGGTGTTCTGCAGCACGAAGTGGCCGGGGATCTCGTAGGTTTCGCCGTGCAGCTTCACCCGGGCGCCAACCTCCACGACGGTGGCGTGCCGGGACGTGTTGAGCAGCCGGGTCATGGCCCGTACGCGGATGGCGTCGATGCCTCGGTCGCGGGTGTCGAAGCCGTCCTCGATCTCGAAGGACTGCACGTAGTGCTGGTGGCGGCGGCTGGACACGGGGGAGATGGCCTTGGCGAACGGTCCGGCCTTGGTCTCCACCACGTGGTGGCAGGCGCGCCGCAGTTCCGGGCCGACCGCGGCCATGGCCATGCCGACGCGGCTGGGCTTGTAGCGGACGGCGACGACCCGGAACATGCTGGCCTCCCCCCGGTTCAGCCTGTGACCAGCCGCAGCGGCACCTCCACCCCGTAGCCGGCCCACACCCGCGGCTTACCGACGACGTCGTACAGGTCGCCTCGGGCACGTACCCGGTCGGTGGGTCGAATGTCGGTGCCGTCGGGCATGTACACGGTGGCGTCGGCGACCACCTGGTCGGCGCCGTCGAGGTTCTCCGTCGACCCGCCGGGGGCGAACAGGCAGCCCGGAACGTCCACCTCGGACCCGGTGCCGGGCAGCGGGTCGCCGAAGGTGTCCTTGGCCGGTGGCCGCACCCGGGTCACCGTCTCCGTCTTGCCGGCGAGGGAGAACGGGAACGCCACCGGCTACCACCACCGCCGCAGTTCCCGCGCGGTGCGCACCCCGACCGGCCACCGGGCCAGGCCGGGCCGCGCCATCACCGTGCCGATCGGCGACACGGTGGCACCCTGCGGGGCCAGGATCGCCTCCTCGGCGTCGGTGATGACCAGCAGCCCCGCCGCGCCGTCGTTGAAGAAGGACTGGCTGAACGGGCCGACCCGGACGCTGGCCAGCGGCGGCAGGCCGGCCGGGTTCCGCATGACCCGCAGCACCATTTGGATGGCCGCCAGCGCCGCCAGGTCGGCCGGCAGGGTGCCGGCGGCGACGCGGGCGTCCAGGTCCGGGAACCGGGCGCGCAGCAGCGCGGACGCGTACCGCAGCAGGGTCCGCGCCATCGCCTGCTCGGCGACGCTCATGGGCCGGAACAGCCCTTCCAGCTCGTCCACTGTGGCCAGCGGCGGCGGGCCGGGAACCGGCTGGACGCGGATCCGGTACGTCTCGACGGCGGTGGCGGTGCCGACCGCGTAGAACACGGCCGTCCACAGTCCGACCTTGGTGGGCAGGTAGGTGTAGGGGAAGTCACCGGATCCGGCCGGTGATTCCGGCACCTGTTCGTGGTCGATGACCAGGTTGCCGTCCGGATCCCACCACGACACCGACACGGTCGCGCCCGGGGTGGTGGAGAAGGTCAGCTGGACGGCGTCCCCCAGGTCGACGGTGCCCGGCTGCGGGTTGTTACCCACCGTTGGCGGCGGCCCGGCGGCAAGCTGCGCCGACACCATGTCGGTGAGGCCGGCCAGGTCCTGCAGGCTGCGACCGGCAGCCAGGGCGGTGGATACGGTGTCGACGACCCCGGCCGTGTCGGTGACGGTGGCAGCAAGGTCCTGGGCGCCGCTGAAGGAGACCACCAGCTCGTCCAACATGCCCACCTGGTCGGCGGACGTTTCGCCGACCGCGGTGGACAGCGGATCGTCCTCGTCGGACAGGCCGACCTGGTCGTCCACGGTCCGCGGCTTCGAAACGGCGGCACCGACCGTGTCGGTCAACCCGCCGGTGTCGTTGACCGTGGACTCGACCACCGACCCGGCTGCTTTGACCACGATCTGCAGGCCGCACCAGGGAACGGACTGCGGGATGTTGTCGGCGTCCCGGGCGTGGAAGGTGCGCGTACCGGTCGGCCCGGACGCCGCCAGGGTTTCGATGGCCCCGGCCAAGCTCATGAAGGGGGTCTTGGTGTCGTAGACCTCCGACATGCCGGCCGGCGGCTCGTACTGGGCGGCGGACGCGCCACTCATCGTGTTGACGTGGCTGATCAGCAGCCCGCCCGCATTACCCGGGGACAGCCCCGGAAGCTCCTGGTCCGCCTGGGAGGCCGTGGAGAACACGCCGACGACGTCGTCTATCGGGTTGTCCAGGTCCGCGCCGGCGAGCACGTAGGCGACCAGACCCTTGTCCTCGTCGGCGGATCCCGTCTCGGTCACGGACAGGGCCACGTCACCGGTCGCCGTGACTTTGTACAAGTAGGGCTTGATGTGGCCGAAGTTGCTGCCGGCGTCGACCGGCACACCGGTTCCGGTGATCTCCTCGACACCGTCCGCCGACCCGTTGACGGTCGGCTTGTTCGGCATGTCAGCCAGCGCGTAGAAGTTGTTGCAGTGCACGATCAGCAGCAGATCGCCTGCCTGCGGCTGACGTGCGCCGTTGAGTGTTCCACTGACCGGGTTGTCGGTTGTCGCCACAACCAGCGGTGTGCCGCCGCGGACCGTTACCGCCACTCAGCCCACCACCTCGACTCACGGGTTCGGGTTGTCGACGATGTTGCCGTCGCCGTCGCGGTTGCCCGACCACACGGCGACGCTGCCCGGCTCTTCCACGGCCACCAGGCCGAACTCGCCCGCCGGGTCCGGCGCCGGCCGCAACACACCCAGGTCGTTGTCAGTGCATACGATGTTGTGCATGCGGCGGCCGAACCGAAGGTGGTAGGCGCCTCCGAGGAAGGCGTTGTTGTGGACCCGAGCGGCCAGCAGGGCCTCGCCGTTGTTCGCCGGCGGCATCCCCATCGTCGCGGCGGCGTTCATCGCCTCACCGTTCGGACCGAACACCGCCTCGACCAGGCAGTGCTCGATCGTCACGTAGGTTTCGACGGACTGCTGCTGGAAGATCTGTATGCCGTCCAGGTGCTGCGTCGGGTCGATGTACGACAGGTCGTGTATCCAGCACTGCGAGATGATCGAGCCGTCGGGGAAGCCTGTGCCGGGTTGAGCTACGGCGTGGATGCCGTCCCCGGACCCCGACACGTCGCAGCGGCGCGCGATCAGCCGCGAGTCGGAGGAGATCCCGTTGACCTGTGGCTCCAACGTGTCCAGGTCTGGGGTTCCGACGATGGTGGTGTCCTCGACGGTCAGCGTGCCAAGGCCGGCGCCGTTCAGGGTGACGCAGAAGATCTGCCCCGCCGGCGGGGAGATCACACAGTTGCGCACCACCGGGTCGGCGCCGCCCATGAACACCAGCGCCGCGTTGATCCGCCAGCCGTTGACGACCAGGTTGTCGCCGCGGGCCTCAAGGGTGGCACCGGCCCATGTCGACGAGGTGCCCTCGAACGGTGTGCCCGTCAGGCTGTCGCCGGGGTTGAGGACCTTCAGGTCGGCGGCCTTGCCCCGGTAGCCGACCTGGCCGGGGATTGCCCGAACTCCGGCGGGGAGGGTGCGCCAGCCGACGGTTACCGAATAGTGGCGGGACACCGTTTAGTCCTCGGTGTGCGCGGCGCTAGGCGCCCAGAGCTTTCCAGTTCCAGGTGATCTCCAGCGAATCCTCGGCTCCCTTGTCGAGGGGCGTCAGCAGCGCCCGGGCGTAGGTGTTGGCCGTGGCCGAGGTGGCGTCCGTGGCGGCGTCGTTGACGATGACCACCTCGGAGATGTCGTTCGCCGTGGCGGTGCCGGCCGCCCACGAGCACTTGTAGACGGCGTTGACGCCGTTGCCCGAGCCTAGGTTCGCCGTCTGCGGGTAGCCGGAGTCGAAGGCCGCGTTGGACCCGGAGACGTAGCTGACCAGGGCGGCTCCGGTGGACGCCTTCGCCACCTCCGTGGTCCCGGTGCCCAGCTTCATCCCATTCGCCCGCGTGGGTGCGGGCGGCGCCGCCGGCGCCACGCCGGCGATGATTTGCGCGGCCACGTAGGCGTCGCCCGCGTCCGTGATGAGGTTGGCAAACGGGACCAGCGTCTTGGTCTTGCCGTCGCCATCGAGCAGGTGCGCAACGCCGTAGCCGACCAGGCCCAGACCATCCGGCCGCAGCCGGCGGGCATCGTCCAGGGCAGCCTCCATGGCGTCCCGGTATGCGCTCGTGCGGGTGATCAGGTGCATGGGGGAATCCACCTCCGGGCGGGGGTGATGGACGGTTCAGCCCGTGCGCCGGATCAGGCCGCGGGCGACGCGGGCGACGATGCGGTGCGGGGCCGCATGATGTTGGGTGGCGCGGCTGACTGCCTGGGCGGCGAGGACGAACATCCGCGCCAGGATGGTCGCCGGGGTGACCGTGTAGCCGGCGGACAGGCCCGGCCGGGCCACCTCCGCTACGGCTGGCACGGCGGGTGGGGTCGCGGCCGAGCCAGTGGACAGCCCCGGCGCGGGCACGTCCGCCTGCCCGGCCACGGTGTCCGGCTGGGCGGTGCCGAAGCCGCTGGTGGTGACGGGCGGCACGGCAACGGCGCCGGCGGCAGCCACCGTGGCCGGGGTGGCCGTGCCCAGGATGGCCAGGTCCGGGGCGGGCACGGCGCCGGCGGCGGCCACCGTGCCCGGTGCGGCACGGCCTGCCCCGGCCACCGCCGGGGCCGGAACCGCACCCACCGACCCCACCGGCTGCGGGGTGACCGCAGCGTGGGCGGCCACGGTGGGCGCCGGTACGGCCAGCCGGCCGGCCACGGCCAGCGGGGTGGTGAAGCCGCTGCGGATGACGGTCGGCGTGGGGATGGTGGTGGCCGCGGCGACTGGGGCCGGGTTGGCGAACCCGGGTGTACCTTCCGCCCCCTGGCCGACGGCGACCTCGGCGTAGATGGCGTGGATGCCGACCGGCGCCGCCGTGTTGTCGGAGAACCCGATGCGGAACGCCAACGCGTCCAGCTCGACCTGGGTGTGCACGTCGGCGGCCGGCAGCTGCCGGCACAGCCAGGCCGGGTTGGTGGTGTCGGCGTCGAAGTTGGGGTCGGCGGTGGGGGAGAGGACCGATTCGGTGATGCCGTTCCACGACCGGAAGCCGATAGTCGCCGCCGTCCCGGATGCGGCCCACCCGCATGCCAGCATCCGCACACCCATGACGGACTCGCCGTCCTGCAGGGTGTAGCTACTCATCGGCACCTGCACGTAGTCGCCGGGGGCCGCCGCGACCTGCGCGATGCCGTCCGCGGCCGGGCCAACCTTGGGCGCCGCGTCCGCGATGGCCGACCGGGCAGTCGACGCGTCCCAGGCGGCGAGGGTGCCGTTGGCGGTGAACGTGTTGAAGTTCGCCGTGTCGCCGTTGACGGTCAGCGGCGACCCGGTGCCCAGGTCGAACCCGGCCGGTACGTCGTCGCGCACCGCCACCGTTCCGGTGATGGCCGTCTGGTCCGCCCCACCGCCGGTGGCGTCCTGCACTGGAACGCCGGCGCTGGGCTGGGTGAACGGCAGCAGCACCACAGGAGAGGAGTCCACCCACGCCTGCAGCGACGAGGCGAGCTGCTCGACCGTGGTGTTGTCCAGTTTGGAGTCCCACACGCCGACGAGGGCCAGCCGCATGGCGCCGAACTCGGAGCTGGCGAACCAGCCGATCCGGATCTCGTCCGGCACCTCGGCGGTGCCGGTGAGCTGGGTGAGGGTGGGGTGTGTCCAGGTGCCGGTGTCGAAGTCGTACCAGTGGCCGACCGGCGCCGGGTCGTTCCCTTCGGCCTTGCCCGCACCCGTGATCAGCCAGCCTTCCGACCCGCTGTAGGGCATGGAGGTGAAGTTCCCGGCCGACACGTACACGTTGCCGTCGTCGTACGGGTTGATGCCGATGACGGTGGTGCCGGTGTCCGTGTCGACCGCGCGGATGAGGCAGCCGCGGTCCAGGCCGAGCGGCTTCCACAGGCACAGCACGGTCAACGGGCCGGTGGCCGGTGGCACCGCGCCGACGGCGGTGATGATGCGGTCGTCGATCCCGTCAAACTCCCGCACCGCCGGCGCGTCAACGGTCAGCAGCTCCACCTTGTGCTCGCCCAGCGGATAGTCGCCGGGGGTGGCGGAGATCAGCAGGTCGTCGAAGTCGACGGAGGCGAGCGCGGCACCGGAGGTGGGGCAGCCGAACCGGATCCGGTTGAACGTGGACGCGGCCCCTGGCCCGGTCGCCTGGGACTGTGGGCTGCCGTCGATCTGCCACTCGAACACGTGCGGGCTGGCGGAGATGTCCCAGCGGAAGTCCAGCCGATACCAGGTGTCGGCGGCGACGACGACCGAGGACGCCTGCTCCGTGCCGCCCGCGCTGGCGTAGACCCGGGCGTTGGCGGCGTTGAACTTCAGGTAGGCGACGTTGGTGCCGGCGGCGGTGTCCAGGGACAGGAACACCGCGTCCGCGCCCGGCAGAACCGTCGGGAACCGGAAGTACAGGGAGCCGACGACGACCGTGCGGCCCGACCCGACGGTGGCGGTGGTCCACGCCACCCACGAGGTGGACAGGCCCACCCGCAGGCCGTACCTGCCGCTGCGGGCGGCGTCCGGGGTGACCGTGTACGAGCCGGCCGCCGAGTCGAAGACGCGGTTGCCGCTGTTGCCGGTGGTCAGCCCGGCGGCGGTGCCCCATTCGAACCCGGCGTGGACGACGACCTCAGCCACAGCACCCCCACACGGCCGGGGTCAGGGTGTGAAGTCCCAGGTGCCGATGCCGGCCGCGGCCCACTGCAGGTCGAGGGTTCCGGCCACGGTGGACACGGGCGTGACGAAGTCGGCCAGCAGGATCAGCTCGTCCGCGGAGGCGGCGCCGCCGCGGGCGAAGTAGCACACCGCGGCCATGGCGTCGGTGATGGTTGATGACACCCACTGGGTGTTGGCCGCATCCCAGGTCAGCAGCCCCGACGCCACGGTCAGGGTGGTGCCGGTCAGCAGGTTCCCGCCGGTGGTGTAGCCGTTGCCGTTGGGGACCTCGCCGGTGATGTCGTCGCGGAAATCGTGGTTGGTGTAGTCCGGCGTGTACGAGTCGGTGACCAGCAGCACCTTGACCGCGGTCTCCGAGTCCAGGCCACCGGCGGGCAGGGACGCGGCGGACAGCATCTTCTGCAGGGTCTTGCCGTACCAGCCGGCCGCGGTGATGCTCATTCCTGTCGGCCCTCCTGCTGCTGTTCGGCGGACCAGCGGGTGTAGTAGGCGGCGCAGGCACGGTTGGTGTGCCCGTCGCCCCGGGCCAGGGCGTCCCGCTCCTGCTGCGGACCGCCGCGGGCCACCCACCGGGCGTACCGCACCTGCTCCTTCTGCTCCTCCAGCGTTTCGGCGTCGCCGGACTGCTTCAGCTGGGCGAGACGTTCCTCCGCCTCGGCGAGGGCCAGCTGCGCCCTCAACTCGTCCACACGGGACATGTCAGCGGCCTCCAATCCGGGGCACGGGCAGCACCATGCGGACCGTCGCCGGCCGGACGACCGCGTCCAGCCGCTCGGCGGTCTCGATGTGGGTAACCGTGCCCGAATCGTCCACGGTGACCTTGGCCCGTTCACCCGTCGGCAGGGTCACCGTCCTGGTCCTGGCCCGGAACCGCAGCAGGCTGATGCTGCGCGGCACGAGCAGGCCGGACTTGTGCTGCCCAAACTCGGGCATCGGCACCCCCTACTACTCGGCCGGGATGACGCCGGCCCGCTCGCAGGCGGCGATGATCTCGTCCCGGCTGGCCCCGTCTGGGAATTCGACGTCGTGGTCGACGGCGAATGCCTGCCACGCGTCGAGGCCGGAGCCGCGTCCGGACCGGGGTGGTGCGGGCACCCGCTCCCGGCCGTCGGCCGCCTCGGCCGGCGCGATGGGCTTGTCCGGATTGGCTGCCGCGTCGCGAGACGGGTCGTCGGCCGCCGACTCCGCGTCTGCCTTGACGTCGGGCAGGTCGGGCAGCACGCCACCCTGCCACGCCTTCGGATTGGTGATGCGGGCCGCCACCTCGGGCGGGGGCATGTCGCCGGGCCGGTACCACTGCCCGGCGACATGCACGTACGCTGCGAGCCTTGCCATCACAGCACGTCCGCGACCATGAGCCGCAGCGGGTCGGTGATCATCGGCATGCCGACGGCGCCGACCTTGGTCCACACCCGCACCGGGTCGCCCTCCTTGAGGACGACACCGACCAGGCCGGGCAGGTCCTCGAACAGCAGCCCTGGGTTGTCGCCGGTGGCCAGCTCCAGGGCCTCCGCGGTGATACCCCAGGCGGTGAAGCCGAGGGTGGACGGGTCGGCCGGCAGCAGGATGACCCGGTCGTTGGGGATGACCCGCTGGTTGACCCCGTTGACCTGCAGCTGCGTGTTGTACTCGAAGATCTGCGGCAGGCTGAACGCCTGCAGCACCTGGTTGAGCTGCGGCAGGGTGATCAGGTTCGGCACACCGTACGGGGTGGTGAACAGCTCCCGGATCTCCTGCGACAGCACCATGTTGTTGATCACCGTGTTCGAGGTGACCATGGTGCCCGGCCGCTCGCCGGTGTCGTCCACGTACTTGTCCACCCACGTCTTCAGGTCCTGAAGCGGGGTGGAGTTGGTGTGGTCGGACCAGGCCGTCGCGGCGGTGACCAGGTGGTCGCCCGGCACGCCGAAGTCGGCCTCGATGGTCAACCCGTTCTCCCCGGACAGGGTGAACTTGCCGTCGACCAGCACGTCGCCGCGGGCGAGCTCCATCCGGTTGAGCACGGCCCGGGTGTTGATCTCGGCGTCGTCGTAGATGGCGCGGACGTAGCCGTCACGGTTGTCGCCGCCGGTGCGGATCCGCTCCAGCTGCAGCCGCTCGTACTCGCCGATCGGGGTCTTCTGGCCCAGAGGGGGCAGCTTGACCTTCGAGCGCTGGAACTTGTCACGCTCGCCGATCGGGGTTTCGGTGTCCCATGCCCGGAACTGGGCGGCCCGGTTGGTGCGGGTCACCATGTCGAACGCGGCCTCGATGTCGGCGATCTGCCGGTCGGGCAGGAACTGGTTCAACACCAGGTTCACCGGCGACGGCACGTTGCGGACGAACCCGGTCAGGACCGCCGGCTCGATGTAGTCGTCAACGATCACTTGTGGTTCCTCCTACTCGAACCGGAACTTCGCGGCCAGGTCGGTGCGGGCGTTGGAGTCCAGGCCGCCCGGCGCGGTCGACTGGATCGGCAGCCGGGACGTGCGGATCACGCCGCGCCACTGCAGCGGCGCACCCACGTCGGGGCCGCCGGCGCGGACTTGAGTGGAGTTGAACAGGAAGCCCTCGGCGACTTCCTGGCCGTTGGTGAGCGCGTCGTTGTACGGGCCGTACAGTCCGGTCGCGGTGATCCTGCCGAGGACGGTGCCGGACGGGATGTACCCGTTCGGGTAGTGGGTGGCCTGGTCGAAGGCGCTGACGTCCAACGTCACGCTGCGGGTGAACTCGGTGCCGTCCCGGGACCCGAGCCACGACCGGTCCTCGACCGTGTACTCGGTCTTCCGGACAGAAATGTCCATAGTGGACGCTCCTTTGTTGCTGGTGAAAGTTCTGGTGGCCGGACCGCAGGCTCAGGTCCCGCGCGCCGTCAGGCGGCGGTGGTCGTCTTCTTGCCGTAGCGGGCTTCGGCGATGGCCTTCCCGGCGGCCAGCCCTGTCGGCTTGACGGGGTCGGTGGGGCCTTGGCCCATGTCGGGAACCTTGCGAGTCGTGCCCGTGGCGGGCGTGGCGGGCGCCCCCGGCGCGGCGGGGGTCGAAGACGGCGCCGGCGCCGGCTGGGCCGGCTGCGGCGGGGCGACGACGTTGGCGAACGCGACCACCTTGTCGGTGTCCACGCTCAGCCCGTCAGCGGTGAGGAACGACGACTTATCCAAAGGCCCGACGATGGCCTGGATCTCGTCCTCGGTCTTACGGTTGGTCAGCACGGCACGGAAGAACTGCTCGACGAGCTTGCTGCCGGCCTCCTCCAGCGCGGCCTGCCGGCCACGCTTCTCCGCCTCGGCGACCGCCTTCTGCTGCTCGGTCATGTTGGCGGCCTCGATCTCGGCCAGCTTGGCCTTGATCTGCTCGTAGTCCGACATGGACTTCCAGCGGGCCTCGTGCTGCCGGGCGTGGTGCTTCCAGTAGGCCAGCTGCTGCTCGATGGTCATTTCGGCCAGCGGCGTGTTCTCCGGGTACCCGTTGGGCCCGTTGGCCGCGGCCTGGTCGGCCTTCTGCTGGCTGGCGATTGCGTCGGCCAGCAGCATCTGCGCTAACGCATCGTTGTCCCCTGCCGGGACTGCGGGTGCGGGGGCAGGAGCAGGAGCCGGCGCGGGGGCCGGAGCAGGTGCGGGCGCGGGAGCGGGTGCCGGCGCCGGGGCAGGTGCGGGTGCCGGGGCAGGAGCCGGTGCGGGTGCCGGCGTGCCCGGCGCTGGTTCGCCCATTGGTTGGGAGCCGCCGAGGACCGGCCAGATGATGCGCCCGTTCTTGGTGGTGCCCAACGCCTGCAACGGCTGCCCGGTGATCGGGTGCCGCAGTGTCGGATGGACCAGCCTGCCGGCCTCGTCCACGACCGCGGCAGTAGGCGACAAAACATCGATGTTCATGCGATCGTTTCCCCTGTCGGGAGTTGTGGGTGACGCCCATGGCGGGCATGAAAAAACCGGCACGTCACGGGTGCCGGTGGCCTGAAAGGAAAAGGGGTGGGCGGCGGCTACTCCTTGAGGGACCCGTCGGCGTTCCACGTGTCGGGGATCAGCGACATCAGCCCCAACGCCCGGGCCCGCTTGATGATGAACCTGCGCACCAGGCGCCGGCCGGCCTCGCCGCCCTTGGCCCGGCCAACCGCCCGGATCGCCCTCAACAGGTCTTCCCGGTTCCGGATCGGGAACTGGCCGCCCGGCAGCGCCTGGCCACGCTCCGCGGCCCGGCGCCGCTCGGCAGCGGTCAGATCAGCCACGACCAACCCCCTTGCGCAGCGCGTGAACCTTCTCCACGTCGCCGGCCAGACCGTTGGCCAGCCAGCACTGCCAGGCCGCACCGTCGCGGGCGTGCTGGTCGCCGGAGTTGAACCGCCGGTACTGGTCGTCCCACTCGGCGCGGCCGGCGAACGGATGCATGTGCTCGATGTGGACGTCCGGCAGCCACCGCAGGCAGCCGGCCGCGTTGGCCAAGTCCATGACCGCGTTGTCCGAGTACAGGTGCTCCACCGGGGCGGGAACCATCCGGCCGAGTACGCGGACAATGTCGGCCGTCATCGCCCACTCGGTGCACAGGTGCCGCCCCTGGAAGCCGTCGTCGCCGTACACGACGCCGCTGCCCAGGTCGGCCAGCTCGTCCACGTACCGCCTGGCCCAGCCGACGGTGCGGGGCAGGTGGTCGTCGCCGGCGAAGCCCAACGCGAACCAGTCGCCGCGGCGGGCGCAGGTCACCGCCTCCCGGTTCAGCTTCGGCACCATCCGCGCGGGCGGGCCGGGCAGCACATGCAGCCCGTCCTGGCCCAGCTCGTCGGCCGCCTGCAGGTACGCGTCGAGCTGCGGGTCGTCGACGTCGACGGCGAACAGCAGCTCGGCGTGGTCGAACCCGCCGGTGTCCCGCCACGCCTGCACCACCGTGGGCAGGTTGTGGGGGCGACTGCGGGACGGGACGATGACAAGCAGGTCACGCATCGGTGCTGTCCGGCGGATCGTTCCCGCGCTGGCCTGCCGGGGCCGCCCCACCGCCGGTGGCCTGCCTGGCCGCCTGCTGCGCCCGGTACGTGTCCGCCCCGACGGCCACGTCCTTGATGTGGCCGATGTGGACGCCCGTGTGCACGAAGATCGGGAAGCCGCGGTCGCGGGCGCGCAGGCAGAAGGTGAGGTCCTCGGACACCCGGCCGCCGGAGTTCTCCGTCTCCTGGAACCAGGGGAACACCTTCGAGTAGCCATGGTCCCGGACCGCTTCGAAGACCCGACGGTGCACCAGCAGGAACGCCGCCCCGGTGCCGTCGACCGGCATCAGCTGCCCTTCGGGCCAGTCGTAGTAGCGGTAGAACCGCCACTCGTCGCTGCCGGGCACCGCTTCCAGTTCGAACAGGGTGGGGAACACCGTCCCTGTCCGGGTTTCCCGGCCGAAGCACAGGCCGCCGACAATCGGCGCAGTGTCCGGGTCGGCCACGGCGAGGAGCCGGTGCAGAGCCTCCGGCGCCCACACCATGTCGGTGTCCACCATCCACAGCCAGTCCGCGGACGTGCTGGTCAGGAACCAGTTGACCAGCTGGTTCCGGGCGTCGGACACGTTGGCCGAGCTGACCACCCGCTGGAATCCGCCGATGCGGCCACCGCCCACTTCCTGGTCGAACCGCAGGGTCAGCAGCAGACAGTCGAGGAAGTCCCCGTCGACCAGCCGCGGCCGAACCCAGCCGACGATGACGTCCCCGCTCACGCCGTCACCGTCTCCGCATCCCAGGCGTTACGGACACGCTCCTCGTCGATCATGGACCTGATTCGCGCCCTCGCGAGGACCGGCCAGATTCCGGCGGCTACGGAAAAGTCGCTGACCTCCACAGCTGAGCCGTAGATGCGTCCGCGACCGCCCGGCTTGGTCGGGATGCCCGACTCGCTGGTCCAGTCCACGGACCACGACAGCCGCTTGCGACCCCGCCGCCGCCCGTACGTGACCCGCTGCAGTTGAAGCCGCAGCTCGTAGCGGTCGTCGGGCCCCATCCACAGCGTCTGCGGAACCGGGTCGCCGACGTTGGTGTAGTCGCACCGCCGCCGGCCGAGCAGGATGGTGCGCGGGTCGATCGGTGCCGACCCGTCCCGCAGCCGCTGCCGCAGGGAGGAAGGCGTGGTCCAGCCGCCGTAGCGGTCGGCCCACAGCCGCCACCAGAGACGGCCGTTGTGCGCGTCGACGGAGATCACCTTGGACTCGTAGCTGCCCCCGTTGAGCAAGCGCACGAGTCCCGACCCGAGCCGCCCGGTGTTCAGGTACAGCGACCCCAGCCACGGCAGGTGCAGGTCGAGGCCGAGGCTGTTCTCCGAGCCGCGGTTGCCGACCTTGACCGTGAACCCGGCGTCGGGGTTCCGGCGGAACAGGACGACCTGGCCGCTGAGTGCCCACGTCGGCCTGGCCGGCCACGGCCCGGGCAGCGTCCCGCCGGCGCCGCCCGGGCCGTCCCCCCACGGGCCGTCGTACCGGTCCCCCACGTTCCACACCGCCGGGTCGAGACTGCCCTGCGGCTTGGGCCGCTCCGCGCAGCGCCGGCACTCGACCCAGCGGGCGACCCGCAGGCCGGGCCCGGACGGGCCGACGCCGTCCACGATGGGCCGGTGCCCGAACAGCCGGCACCGCAGCAGTGGCCGGGGGATGCCGTGCAGCCAGAACCCGACCGACACCCGGCCGCCGGCGTGGTCCGCGCCGTCGACCTTGCGGTAGTTGACGGTGTGCCACTGCATCAGCCGGTCACCGCCGCCTCGTCGCCGGCCGCCGCCTCGATGCGGGTGGTGGAGTCGTAGAAGTACTTCAACGTGGGTGGGCTCCAATTTCGGGGATGGTTGGGGATGTGTGAGGAGCCGACCGGCGCGCATCCCCACCGCGCCGGCCGACCCCCGTCTCAGGACGCTGCGGCAACCTCGGCGCGCAGCTTCTCGACCAGGCTCTCCTGGTACTGGATGGCCAGCCGCATCCGCTCGTCGCCGGCCTCCAACTGGCGGCGCATCCGCTCCAGCGACGCCTCCACCCGGGCCAGCCGCTGCGCCGGGTCCATGGCGGGCCGACGCGACGCGACCACGTCGCGGGCGCCACGCCGGCCGGGGGAGGGCCGGCTGGTCTTGGGCGCCTCGACGAGGATCGGACCAAGCTCGCCGTGCTCGCCGACGGCGACCCGCACCTTCTTCAGCTGCCGGCCCGCGGTGGACTGGCCACCCGGGCGGGCGGATGCGGCCCGGTACAGCTCGTCCAACTGGGCCGCGGTCAGGTTCAGCCCCGGGTCGTTGAAGGTGGTGACGGGCAGCACGTCGCAGCGGCAGTTGGCGTGGATGGGCTGCAGGTCTTCCCGGTGGTAGATGCGGTCCGCCGCCACAATGCACAGGCCGCACACCGGCCCGCCGGTCTGCCGCTTGCCCTTGAGGATGCGCCGGTAGCCGATGACCCGCCCCGGGTCCTGCTGCCGCAGCACCCGGTTGGCCTGCGCCCGATGCGCCAGGGTGATGTCCGTTTCGGCGATGGTCGCCGCCCGGGCCAGCGCATCCTCGGCCGCCTGGGTTTCGGCAATGCCCTCGGTGACCTCGAACCGGTACTGGGCGGCCACCCGCGAGTACACGTTGACCGGGTTCTCCGGCTGGACCAGCCGCAGCTGGTCCTCCTCGGTCGCCTCCACCAGGGCGTCCTCACCCCGGTCGGGCTGCGGCTGCGGATCCGGCTCGTCCTGGTCGAAGAACCGGTCAATGTCCAACCGGCCCTCGGGTTCGAGGATCCGAAGCCGCGTGCTGAGCCGGTCCGCGACGGCCTCGTCCACCTTGCGCCGCAGCCGGGTGACGTCGACCGCCCCAACCGGCCGCACCGTACGGCCCAGCTGGATCGACAACGCCCGCGCCAGGTAGGCGTCGGTCACCTGCGCCATCCGCAGCTGGGCCGCCTGCACGACCCGCAGCGTCTCCAACGCGGTGACCACAACCTCGTCGGTGTCCCACCAGTTCCGGATCGACCGGAACGCGGCCGTCGCCGCCGCCACCGCGATCTGGGTCAGCTGCTCCCGAACCGCCTGCTGCGCCTCGATGAGCGCGGCCAGCTTGGCAATCTCGGCCGCGGTCAGCCGCCCACTCGGGGTGGGCATGTCAGCTCACCGGGCCAAGCTCGGCGGCGGCTTCGGTGGGAATGGGCGGCAGAACAGCGGCACCGCCCGGCTGCTGCACCGGCTGGGCCGGCACCGCTCCGGCCGCCAGCACCGGCACCGCCGGCGGCTGCTGCTGGCCGGCGGTGGCGGCGGCGATCTGCGCCGCCAGCAACAGGTCGTCGGCCCGCTCCGACGCCATCCGGTCCACCTCGGACGGACTGAACCCCCAGATGCGGATCATCTTGGTCCGCCACGGCACATCCTGCGCCTTGCTGGCCGCGTCGGCCCGCTCCGCCAGCGACATCCACTCCGGGTTGGCCCACAGCGTCTCCAACCCCGCCAGGTCCGCCCGCCGCTCGTCGCCCATCTGCCGGAACGCCAGCGACATGACCTGCGCCCACGGATGCGAGGTGCGGGCGATCCGCATGCCGGTCTTCTTGACCAGGCCCTCCCGCTGCGCCGACGCCCCCTGCGCGGACTGGTTCACCCCGGACGGCATCAGCATGTACAGCGGGGTGCGGGTCACCGCGGCGAACTCCTGCAGGTCGTCCTTGACCGCCGACAGGATCGGCGTCAAATCGACCTGCCCGGACTCCCAGATCTCCGCCGACTCCGGCAGCTGCCACAGCGCCGCCGGGTCCAGGGTGAACATCTCCGAGTAGTCGATCTCCTGCCCGGCCCTCGGATGCCCCGCCGGATACGTCAGCGGCAACCCCTTGATCGCCCGCTGCCGGAACGCCTGCATCGTGGCGATCGTCATCCGCTGCAGGATCTGGTGGCTGATCCGATCCAGCACGTCGAGATGCTTCTCGAACTCGCCGCAGCCGTCCTTGTTCAGGAACCGAACCACCGGCATCTGGTCATGCACCAGATCACCGGAGCGCTCCTCATCCCACTCCCACGCCTTCGGGGAGAAGTAGGCAACCCGGCCGCCGGTGGACTTGCCCATCCGCCGCGCCACCCGCACCCGCCCCGGCAGGTACAGGTACGCGAAGTCGACGTCCTCCTCGTCGTCGTGCTTAACCTTCAACGCCGCACGCAGGAAGTTCGGGTTCGTCTGGTCCGGGGCGCCGACCATCCACCGCGGATCCTCCGCCGTGATCACCGGCGCCTTGGTACGCGAATCGACCTCGCCGACGATCACGTACGCCTCGGACATCGTCAGCATCAGGTCATGCAGGTCGGCCGAGACCACACTCATCCCGGCCCGCTTCCAGATCGCCGCCGCCTCGGCGTCACCCGTCTCGTCGGAGTCCACCCCGGTCCGGAACCCGGTGACGATCATCCGCTCCGACACCGCAGACACCGCCAGCTCGGCAAAGTTCGCCCGCGCCTTCCGCTGGAACGCCCGATACGCCTCAGCCGCGTTGTCCGCACCCTCCGGCAGCCGCGGCCGACCCTGGTAGTACTCGTGCAGCAGGTCCAGCCGCTTACGCCGCTCGCGGTCGTTCAGCTTGTCGAACAGCCGCTTCATCCACCAGCCGTCGGAGCGGGGCTGGTCCACGTCGATCGGCACGTCCGCACCGCCCCTCTACGTCGCCGGCGCGGTCCTGTACGCCGGTTCGACGAGGACCCCGAACGGGCCAGCGGTCACCTTCACGGCCATGCCGCCGCTGAGCCGCCCCCAGTCGACGGACAGCCCCACGTGCCGCCAGTTCCGCCACGTCGACACGGTCCGGCCACCCACCTGCCGGCGAACCACCGTCGACTTCGGACGCTCCCAGCCCGCCGCTGCGCGCCGCGACGCCCGCGCGGACGGGGCAGCCATGACGTGCAGCGCCAGCGGGCCCAGCCACAGGTCCGCGTACCGGCCATCACCGTCGGACACCCAATCCACGGACGCCCCGAAGTGCTGCCAGTCCACACCCGTACTCACTGCGACCGTGCACGCGTACTCCCGCGTCGGCGGACCGAAACACCAGGTACGCCAGCCCCACAGCCGCTCAACAGCCCGGCGCAACAATCCGGACAACAGCACCTCCGGACAGTTCAGCGCAGCCGCTTCGGCAGGTAGCTCACCTTCTGTCTCGGCTTGGCACCCGCGGCGACCGCGTCGCCGCGCGCCTCCCACGCCAGAACCGCCGCCACCAGGGCGTCGATCTTTTCCGGCGACTTCGCGTAGGGCTTGCGGACCCGCAGATGATCCCCGACCTTGGTGGTCTCGGCGATGGCGTTGAGCACGTGCTCTTTCAGGATGGTCGCCATCGCGGCCTCGTGGCCGGTGCGGTCCTCCGCCGGCGTGTACGACAGCGCCTTCGACCGCACCGCGTCGCGGAACCGCTTCAACGCCTCCGACATCGGCTTGGGCCGGTTCGTCCACCACTCAAGCGGACGCACCCGGGACGCCTTCACCTGCATCTTGTCGCCGTAGTCGCGGCTCCACGCGTTGACGAACTCGCGCCAGTGCGGCGGGTCGCAGTAGAACGCGGCAACATCGAACCGTTCCATCGCCGCGGTCACCGCGTCGTCCACGGCGTCGGTGTCCACCTGCCAGTCGTCGCCGGCGTCCTCCGGCTTCTCCCAGCAGTCCAGCAGCTCCAGATGCCCGTCCTCGACGCGGCACGCCACCAGCGCGGTCGAGTCCGCATCCGGGCCACCGATCGACCCGTCGAAACCCAACGTGACGAAGTCGCCGTCGCGCAGCGCCCGGTCCGGGCGCCGGCAGTCTTCCCACTCGGGTGCCTTCAGGTAGGCGTTTGCCCGACCCGATCGGGCGTTGAGGTAGTACCGCCGCGTGTCGTTGATGTTCTTACGCGGGTCGTAGAACTCGTCGACGATGCCGTCCAGGTCGTTCCAGGCGATGGCGTCGCCGAACGCGTCCAGGATCGCCGCGCGCAGCTTTTCCTCGTCCGCCAGGTCCTCGTCGGCGCACACACCCCAGCGGTGGTCGTACAGCAGCCGCGACCGGCGGGTACGGCCCTTGAGGATGTTCTCGGCGAGCTCGTACGTCCGCTCCGCGACCGAGTCCTCACCGGCGGCGAACATGGTAGTCGTTTCCAAGTACCAGGTGCCGCCCGCGGTCTTCTTCCGCTTCCGCAGGTTACGGGTGACCGTGTTGTACATGTCCCGCAGCTCGCGGGTCTTGTACAGGTGGGTCTCGTCGAAGCAGGCGAACGTCTCCAGCCCGCCGTCCTTGCTCGCCGCCGCCGCGGTGCTCGGCCGGATCTCCCCACCGAACGGCAACACCACCCGCGTCAACCCGGCGTCCAACCCGGGAATCTTCGACAGCGGGCAACGGTCGTCGGTCAGGTTGAAGTAGATCGAGTCGTAGACGTTGCCGCTCTGCTCCTCTTCGGTGGCCAGCACCCGGATGAACGGGTCCACCACATGCCGGCCCATCGGCTCGCCGGGCGAGTACACGTACCGGAACCCGAGCCCCCACGGGTCCTCGTACACCTCGCCACCCTCGGCGAAGCCGGCGAACCGGCACGGCCCGAACGCCTCGAACAGGCAGAACCGCGAACCGTGCCCGGACTTGTCGCACCCCTTCGGCCGCGACAGGAACGCCGAGTCGTACGCCATCCGCCCGTTGGGCAGCACCGCGTAGGCGTCGACCACGAACCCGGCGTACTCGTCACCCAGATGAACCTTCTCGCCCTGCACGTCACCGCGGCCGTGCCGACAGAAGAACTCCATCCACTCGACGGCCAGCCACCCCAGCGACCGGTGACGGTTCGTGCCAGGAGCGCGCACCAGCGTGCGCGGCACCGCTCAGCCCGCTTCTGCGATCCGCCGGCGCCGCTCCTGCATCGACACCACGTTCCCCTGCCCGGCGGCCTGCTGCTGCGACGCCTTCTCCTCGGCCTTCTCCGCCGGCACGTACCGGATACGCAGCTTCCGCCGCGCCTCCACCGTGGTGCCCATCTGATCCTCACGGCGGCGGATCTCGGTCGACTTCGTCGAGTGCACCACCCCGCCGAAGTACTCCAGCCACCAGTCCTGCTTCATGTACGCCGTCTCGATGGCGAACACCCAGTCGCTGGGCGACCAGAGCACACAGTGCGGCATCTGGACCAGCTGCTCCCACCAGGCTTCCACCTGCGGGAACCACTTCTGCTTGCCAGGCAGCTTCGGCAGCTTGGGATGCGGCCCGTCGTATGGCACGTCGGGCACGTCAATCCAGTCGGTCTTGGGATTACCGACAGGTCCGGGGCGAGCCATCTCGATCACTTCTCCCATGTCGGGACGCCGGACACCCCATGGCGGGAACACCCGACGATTCGTAACGCACAGTCACCAAGACCGGGTCTCGGCCCGGACTTGAAGATCACAAACGGCGAATTCAGCTACCCTCAGTAGTCCTCAACGTGGCCGGCGGAGTCGGCTGATCATCCGGAACCTCACGAAGGTCCGGCGACTCGACGACCAGGCACAACAGCAACGGTTCGTCCACCACGGACATCCGCACGATCCGCATCGACGGCGGCAACCCCAGCAGGTCGGCCAACTCCGGCGTGGAGAGCTCGAACCGGGCCCGCCGCGACGACACCTGCCGACCCCCCGACCGCAGCTCCGCGCACACCGCACAGTCCTGGTGCTTCTGCAGCACGTACGGCTGCCGCATCACGTTTCGCCACGTCGCCACCGGGTCGGCCCGCATGTCCGTGTGCACCTCGTCCGGGTCAAACGGCGAGTACCGCTTCCCCTCCGGAACCGGCCCGCTCATCCCCGCAACGCCTTCGCCACACGGCGGATACCGTCCGCGTACGGCCGATCCAGCTCCTGAACCTCGGCCGATAGCTGCTCAAACGGAACGATGCTCGGATGCTCCGGCCGGGTCCGGTGCCTCCACAACGCCCAGGCGTCGTGCACATCGGCCAGGCTCGTCGCCTCACCCTTGACCAGTGCCAGCAGCGCATACAGCTGGACGAGCTCACTGTCCAGGTCGGGCAGCTCCGCAGAGACGCCGGCCAGCGCGTCGGCAACGTAGGTCACCGGTCGCCCTCCCGAAACTCGCGCCCGTCCAACGAGTGGTGGGTAATCAGCCACCCCATCGACCCGTCGTCCCGCGGCACAGGCTCGATCCGGGGCCCGCACACGCAGCCGTCGCCGTCGGTGTCGTGGCAGACCAGGTCGCCAAGCGGGTACACATGCACCGCGCCGGTCACCGCTCGTCCGCCGCCGCGAAGTCGGCATGCATCCGGATCCGAGCCGCCTCAACGATCCCGAGCGCGGTGTGCCACGGCATCGACCCGTGGGGGTAGATCGTCATGATGCCCGACGTGTCTTCCTCACCGTCGTGGCTGACGGTGGCGGCTATCGCAACCCATCCCGTCACGACACCGTCCACGCCGGACGACTTCGCGAACTCCCTGATCGCCTCGTCGATGGCGTCCTCGGCGCTCACCCGCAACCCCCCTCACAGCAGGCCCGGGTGCTTCATCGGCGGCTCCCGCTTCCACCTGGCCGCCGCGGCCTCGCGGCCCGTCTTCTCCCCGTGGCAGTTCCGCTTGGAACGGCCCGCACGCACGTCCCGCTTGGAGTGGATCCAGTCGAGGTTCTCGGAGGCGTTGTTGGTCCAGTCCCCGTCGATGTGGTCAAGGTCGGTGCCGCCGGGCTTACCGCACCAATGGCAGATGTGCTCCGGGTTCCTCCGGTGCGCATCGTCCCGCAACTGCTCCCAGTTGGGTGGAAGCCGGCTCGCCCGGTCCGACCCGGCGAACGGCACCCGCTCACCCCGGCCGGACACCCCGTCCAGGATTTGGCGGCGGCTCGCCGTCGAATTGGTGTCGCCAGCCGCGCCGGCCGCCGCCAAACCTGTTGCACCCACCAGGGCAAGTCGCGGAGGCAGGATTCGGACCTGCGACCTCAACGGGTTATGACCCCGGCGCGCTGACCACTGCGCCACTCCGCATCACGCGGCCAGCCCAGGCCGCGCAGCCGGCCGGCGCCGTGACTGGCCCGACCGGTAGGTGTGCTTCTCCGCCTCCAGCAGGTCCCCGAGCCGGTACTCCAGGTCCCGCCGGTTCCGCATCCGCGACGTCAACCGCCGCCGCTTGCCATCCGGGCCGATCCAGCCGCGGGCCTGCCACTTCGCCACGGTGGTGACCGACACCCCGAGTAGCAGGGCGGCCTCCGCCCGAGTCAGATAGGCGTCCAGGTTCAGCTTCGCCACCCGACCACCACCCCACTCAGGGCATAGAAAAGGCCCCCGACCAGCACGCCAGTCGAGGGCTACGCACCTTTCGGGCAGCATCTACCTACCCGCGCGAATGATGACACGACGGACGGGTCACCCGCAAGCAAGCAGGGCAAACAGGCGGATGCGTGCGCGCGGGCAAGCCGCTCAGGTGACGCGCAGATATATAGTGGAGGGCGAGACGCACCCCCGCCGAGAACTTGCGGGCACCATCCGCGTAGATCCCCCTCCGGCACGATAGTCCACATAGCACGGTGCCGGAATCCCTTACGCGAAGTTTTTGATCTATCTCGCGCCGCGAGGCCCAGACCTTGCCGATGCGGAAGGAGCGCGGGGGTGGGGGTGGTCCCCCTGGGTGCCTACGCGCGTGCGTACGCGTGCTGCTGATATCGCGCGCGTACGCGCGGGCAGGCACGGCAGGGAGCGTGAAGGTGAGTAGCTCGCGATGGGCGCGGGCAGGGTAGCAACGGGGATCCACATAGGACAGTGCCCAGTGATTCGGGCATTCTGCCGCAAGCCGAACCGGTTTCTGTCGGGTACCTGACAGAAACCTTGCGCTGACCTGGCCTGCATACGAATGTCTCGCATCGTTTCCGCTACCTCGCCCGGGAAACGGGCAACGATGCGATGGGAGGATCGCAATGGCACGCACAGCACGGGCAACGGCTAAGGCTGCTACCGGTACCCGGTCGGGTACCCGTACCCGTAGCGGCAAGCCTCAGCCGGTCATTACCCACGGTCCGGACGGAACCGTGTTGCAGTTCCCTCCGTACGCGCCGTGGGTGTACGGCCGGCTTGGTTGGAAGTTCCGCCGTGAACTCGGAAACGTGTACGTGCACGTGGGTAGCGAGGGCAAGGCAAGCGCGGACATGCGCGCGGTGAACGAACTTGTGAGCCTGTTCGCGCAGAGTGGCACGCACATCGAAGTCGCGCTTACGGCAAAGGGCACGCCGCGTAAGCGTGCCACGGCAGAGACCTCGCCTAACGTGCCTGAGAGCGTGCCTGCAAGCGCGGACGATCTTGCCGATACGCTGCGCATGCTCGGATGTGCGCCGCACGTGATCGAAGCCGCCGTTGCGGCCGCGCTGAAGGGTCCGGACGCTACGCCGGTCAAGGCAACCGGCCGGAAGTCCGCGCGTAAGGCACAGTCCGCGCGTGAGCCTGAATCCGCGCGTGAGCCTGAAAGCGTAAGCGTTTCGGATGAGATTTCGGATGAGATTGCAAGCCGTCGGTACGCGTTGTCGCGTGGCGTGCGGGCCCGCGCTACTGCCACGCACCCGGACGTCAAGGTGAGCGCTACCCGCCAGGGTACGCGTGTGTACACCCTGCCGGAGGGTATGCGTGTGAAGGCAACGGCTAAGGCTGTGCGTGTGGCGATCGCTGCCGACGTTCGCGCGGGCGGCGTTTGCAAGGGTGGCACGTGGCACGTGTACGTGGATCGTGCGGCGCGCACGCTCACCGTTGCGCGGGAAGATGACGCGCGGGTGAGCGCAGAAATCGACGCGATCGTTTTGCGCGCCATCAACAGTTAACGCGATTGGGAGCGCACGCGTTACCGCGTAGCGCGTGCGCTCCCATCACAATTCCGGCTGACAAATCGATACGTACGGAGGGATAGAAACAGTGTACGCAAAGTTGCCTGTATACCCGTTTGAGATCATCGATCATGTCGCATTTCGCGAGTACGTCTTCTCAGACGACGCTGACCTTGACGCGATCGCGCGTGCGATCCTGTCCGCGCTTGACGAAGTGCGCACGGTAGTACGAAAGGACCCTGACTGGCTTGACCCATACGGCGTGTGGAGTGCGGAATGGGAAGTGCGCAGGGAAGAAGACAATTCCCTAGCCGTTTACAACGAATACGAAGATGAGATGGGTGGTGATCTTGACGAATTAGTGTATTACGCTTACCTGCGTGCCTAG